AGGCGACGGTGAGCGTCCCAGCACTCGCGTTGACGGCCTCTGTAGCCGTGCCGAACACGCACGTTTCGGTGCCCCCGACGTTCAGGACTGCGACGGGAACGGAGCCCTGCCGAACCTGATAGTCCGTCGCGTCGGTGGCGAAGATCGTGTAGTCCATCGTGAAGCCTTCGTAGGAGTTTTTCGCGACCGGCACCTGAACCACGTCCGTCGCCGTCGCGTCCACGAGGGCCTTGGAGTAGGACTGCTGGATCGTCCCTACGTTGAGTTGCCCGTAGGTGGTCGTGGTGCCGTAGATGCCCACCTGCCCGGCGGCGTCTCGCTGGATCTGGGTGTCGGGGACATTAACCGGCCAGCCAATGCCCTCGCCGTTGGGAAACGCTAGGGCTGCAATCAACGGGAGCGCGCTCGAATAGAGTCCGCCGCGGTTCGTCGAGATTGAGCCGGAAGCGGTTGTGTTGTCTGTGCGTACTTGGCCTGCGGTCAACTCACCAAGGGCTGCGCCCTCGGATGCGCTCTTTTGGATCACGAAACCTTGTCCTGGGACGGTCGACGACGACACAAGGCACGTCGTCAGCGGCGTGGAATCGGTGAAACAGAGCTTGCGCCCGTTCGCCGTATCGCCCGCGTTCCACTTCCCCACGTAATAGCTGAGGTCCGAATCCGCCACGGTAGTAGCCGAGGCAGCCACGGGGATCTTCGGAGCAGTCAGCCCGGAGAGCGTGCCGGTGACGGGGTAAGACCCAGCAGTCACCCATGCGGTCGGAGTCGTCTGCACGAACGTCTTCCAGCCCGCAGAAGGCACCGTCGTCGTCCCGTCCGTCACACCGTCGAGCGTCTGGCCCGACGCCACGCCGATCGTGCAGGTATTCGCCCCGTCCCTCGTGACGTAGACGAACCGTCCCACATTCCCGGCCGTCGCGTTCAGCGTCCCGACGACAGCCCCGCCGCCCGTCGAGCACGTCACGTTCGTCGCCGTGATCGTCCCCGATGCCGCGAGCGACGACGACCCGCGCACCTCGATCGCATCGGCAGCGAGCCGCCCGGCGACGTAGGTCGTCGCGCCGAGCGTGGCGTCCATCGCCATGATGTCCGTACCCGCCGCGTCCTGAAGGCTGATGCCGTCCGAGAGGATGCGCGTGTCGCTATTGCCGCTCGCGGGCGTGTAGATCCACGCGCCTTCGCCAGCGTCGTAGGTCCATCCCGTGCCCGAGCCGCCGCCCGCCGCACAGTCGGTGCCGTCCATCTTGCACGGCCCGACGACTACAGGCTGCGCGAGAACGGACGGAGCGACCGCGAGCGCCGCGAGGAGAAGGAGTCGCGTCTTCACGGAACGTGCTCGAGGTAAACCGATATCGTTCCGTCGATGTCTTCCCACTCGACCTCGACGAACGCGGACGGATCGAAAGAGTAGTACTCGGAGCACGTCGCGTAATCCGTGAGCGCGATCTCCTTCGTGACCGTGAGCTTCGTCGAGAGCGGGCCTTGCCGGACCGTGATCGAGCCGGAGGTCTCGGTGTCGCCGCAGACCATGATCCGGAAGCGGTTCGGCCCGGCGACGTTCTTGACTCCTGTCGTGCCGTCGCCGGAGACGCCGCTCGCGAGCGTGAACGTCGCGGACTCGGCAGGCGCCCCGAGAACGAGAAAAGCGCTCGAGACGAGCGCCAGAAGTACGGTGCGGAGTTTCATCGTCCGCGCTTTCCTTTCTTCGCGCGTGCGGCCTTCGGGACCGGCTCGCGCTGAGGTGCGGAGTTGATAGGAGACGGCGCCGAAGTCGAGACCGTCGCGGCCTCGGCGCCTTGGGAAGTGGAGAGCGCCGGCGAAGAGGCCGTCGCCGCGTCGCCGGCGCTCCGTGCGCCTTGCGCTGAAGGGTCGCGAGAAGGCTCCTCCGCCGTCAGCTCGACAGGCACCGCGTCGAGACGCTCGAGGAGCTTCACGGCGAGCGCGTCGTCGACCTCGACGGTCGCGCCTTCCGGGAAGATCCGGCGAGCGATGAACTGCGCGCGGAGGAGTTTCACAAATCTCATGGCGCCTCGAGGCTCCAGATCAGACGAGGAGGACGTTCTTGACCACGTACACGCCGTCCTGCGAGACGGTGTGGAAGAGGTCGTAAATGTCGACCGCGACCCAGGTGCGGTAGATGTCGGGCTGCGGATCGCGCCACGTCTTCACGCCGAAGGACGGCGAGACCTTGTTCCAGCGGTACTGTGCGAAGGACGTGAAGGTCCTCTGCTGCCGCGCGAAGGCCGGGTCGACGTAGACGATGTACACGTTGTCGTTGGTCCAGATCCGCGAGACGCTCGCGGCCTGACCCATCTTCGCCGTGTTGTGCCGCGCGCCGGGGACGACGCACGGAGCGTTCGCGAGGACGGACGGAAGCGGTCCGCCGGCCTGAGCCTCCGCGTCCGTGTAGAGCCGCTTCACGCGGAGGTACGCGCGGACGACGTCGGCGACGCCGCGCGGAACGATGAGCCGGTAGTTGCCGGACTCGAGCGAGATCCCGGTGTTGTCTTCCGCCGCGGTGAGAGCGGCCTCGAGGACCTCGATGATCTCCGGGTCGCCGGTGTCGTCCCACTTCGCGGACGGGACGACGTAGTGACCGGAGACTTCTCCGATCGCATTGAGCCGATCGCGAAACGCGATCTCGCTCTCGTACCGGAGCGCCTCGACGTTGAGGTCGATCTCCGTCTGCTCGTCCGCGAAGAGCGCGGCGTTCGGCGAGGCCTTCGTCTCGTCCTCGATGAACGACTTGAGGCCGCGCCGGTCGGCCTTGCCGGTGTCGAACGTCGGAGCGCCGGCGGTGCGGACGTTCAGAGAGCCGTCGCCTTTCGCCTTCGTGTCGACGATGCCGTACTCGGAGACGCGCTCCGCGTACTGCGGAATCGCGAACTCCTGCGTCTCGACGTCGACGATCGGACAGAAGTCGTCGACGAGGTAAGCGCCTCCGCTGCCCTTCTGGACGGCGTAAGCGGTCAGCAGCTCGTTGTAAGGAGCTGCGTCGGCCTGAGCGTTGACGGGCATGTGCTTCTACCTTTCCCTTTCTTGCGGCGACGCTTTACGCGTTCACCGAGCGCCCGATCTCGCGGAGCGTCGTTCCGTCCCAGAGAAGCTCGAGCGTGTCGTCCGCCGAGCCGGTCATCGTGCCGCCGACCATGTGAGAGAGCGTGACCGTCGCGGTCGACGCGAAGATGATGAGGATCCGCTTGCCGGCCGTAACGCCGGTGCAGGTGATCGCGGTGACGGTCGCCGTGCCGGTGAGCGTGAAGACCTCGCCGGTCGGGACGATCGTCGCCGCGGAAGCGACGTCGGCGCCGACGATCGGAGCGGTCGGCTTCTTACCGATCAGGCAGCCGACGAAGTCGTTCAGGACGCCGGAGACGAGCGCCTGCCCGACGACCGGACGGAGGCCGGTCGCCTTGATCGCCTTGCCGCCGGCGATCGTCTCGAGGTAGTCGCGCTCCGTGACGGTTCCGCCGAGACGCACGAGCCGCTTGCCGGGCCCGAGGATCGTCGCCGGACGGTTGATCTGGATGTTCGTGTGGATCGTCCCGACCGGATCGGAGCCGACTCCGGACGCGACGAAGTACGCCGGGTCCGTGTCGAGGTCGACGAAGATTCCTCCGCCGATCGTTCCGGGCGCCGGGTTGCCGGTGATCGCCGCCGTCGCGAGCGCCGTCAGCGAGTACGCGTACAGCTCCGGAGCGTTGTCGTTCTTGCGAGCCATGAGCTTTTCCTGTCCCTCTCTCCGCGCTTTACGCGGTCGCGTTCTTCGGAGTCGTGAGCTGACGCGCGGCGTCGAGGACGTTGATCCCCTTCTCCGCGGCGAGCGCGAGCGCCGGCGCGAGGAGCGCCTTCGAGCCCGCGACGGTCGTCGGGTCGACGGCGCCGGACGGGACCGTGCGCGTCGTCCTGCCGGTCGTCGTGACGCGCGCCGAGCCGTCGAGGACGGAGCCGGTCCCCTTGCCGAGGACGGGCAGCGTCGCGAGGCAGCGCTCGCCTTCGGCCGGCGAGACGCCGTACGCGGCGCGGAGCACCGGCTCGACGTATGCCGCGTTTCCGGCCGTCAGCTTGACCTCGTCGCGCGCCTTCTCGAGGAAGGCCTCGAGGCCGCGCTCCGCCGTGATCGCGGCGACCGGCGCCTCGACCGCGGTCACCTTCGCTCGGAGCGAAGCGTTCTCCGCCTCGACCGCGGCGAGACGCTGCGCGAGCGCCTCCAGGGTGACGGCGTCCGCCGTCTGCTTCGTCGTGTCGCTCATGATTCCTCCTTGTGCGCCGGCCTCGTGAGCGACCACGTCCGCGCGCTGTTCGTTCGAGGCCTTGGCCTCGATGTTCGGATCCGTAGGAAAGACCGGAGCGAGGTCGACGCCGGCCGGGAGCTTCGGCGCGCCTTCCGCTCTGAGCTCCGAGAGGAGATCCGCGAGAGTCGCGACTCCGTCCGCGAGGCCGGCCGCGACGGCTGCGGCGCCGGTGAGGCAGGAGCCGTCCGCGAACGCGTCGACGTCGAGCTTCGGACGTCCGCGCGAAACGTCCGCGCGAAACTCCGCGGCGACCGCGTCGACGTAAGCCTGAGCCTCCGCGACGTCGACTTCGGTCGGCGCGATGCCGGTGGCGAACGAGCCTTTGAGCCGGCCGCTCCGGATAACGCTCATCTCGACACCTTCGTTCTTGAGAAGCCTCGAGACGTCCGACGTGAGGAACATCGCGCCGATCGAGCCGACGTTCGCGGTACGTCCGACGTAAAGCTTCGGGACCTGAGCCGCGAGCCAGTACGCGGCGGAGCAGCAGAGGTCCGGGACGAGCGCGACGAGAGGCTTTCCGCTCCGCGCGGCGAAGACCGAGTCCGCGCATTCCGCGACGCCGGAGACGACGCCGCCCGGCGAGTCGAACACGATCAGCCTCGAGCTGACCGCGGCGTCCGCCTCCGAGGCGGCGAGCGCTGCCGAGAGGACGGTCGTAACGGCGTCGCCGCCGAAGAGCCAGCCCCAGAGGCTCAACTCGCGCGTAACGACGCCGGCGAACCGGATCACGGCGACGCCGTCGACGACCTCGTAAAGCTCGACGTCGTCCGCGACGGAGGTGAGCTTCCCGATCTTGCCGCCGAGCGCCTCGAGCGCGGAAGGCTCCTTGAGCGCCGAGACCGCGTCGCGGAGGCGCGCGAGAGCGCCGGCCTCCATTGCCCAGGCACCGTCGAGAGAGAGCGCGCGGCGCTTCACGCTACGGCCTTCAGCCCAGGCTCGAGCGGAGCCGCGGCCGGCTCCGCGGAAGGTCCGAAGATGATCGCCGGCATCGAGGCCGGCATCGTCCAACCGAGTCGCGCATAGACCTCCTGCGTGTCGAGAGCGAGGCCGAGAGCCTTCGCCTTCGCGAGTTCGTCGAGGACGCGCGCTCTGTCCTCGCGTTGCCGCGCGACGCCGAGGCGCGGCGTTAGGTGGACCTTGTCCGCTCCGAAGTTGAGAGCCACGAACGCGCCGAGCGCGTACGTCTGAATCGCTTCGCGGACGATCGCGCCGACGTCGCGGATCTGGACCTGCGCCGCCTCCGCCTGAACCGTCGCGCTCGCGAGAGAGCCGGTTCCTTCCTCGATCTGAACCGACTGCGAGGACGTGAGGTAATTCGCCGCGATCCGCCGCTCTCTCGAGTCCTCGTACTTGCCGTGCGGCGAGACCGGGACGACGCTCCGGTTGATCGGCGTGATCTCCGCGGCAGGATCCGTGATGATCCGCGCGAGCGCACCCATTCTCTGGAACGCCGTGCTGAGGCTCGAGAAGGCCTCGGAGCCCTTCTTCGCCTTGCCGTGGAGGATCGGCGAGCCGTAGTTTTCGAGGTCCTGGGCCCACCAGCCGGACGAGTTGAGGAGTCCGTACCAGTCCGTGAGGATCCGCCGGTCCATGCCGCGCTTCGCGAAGTCCGTCACGCCGGCGTCGACGACGACCGGAATGAACGTCCCGAACGGGAACGCCGAGAGCGGTACGCCGCGGTAATCCCAAGAGTCGAACGCGAAGCCGATCTCGCCGGTGTCGCGGTCCCAGCGGAGGCGCCGCTGCGGAATCGTCTGGAAGCCAGCCCACGTCCACTCGGCGCCGTCGCGTACCCAGAGCGGTTCCGTGAGGCCTCCGCCGCGGCAGCAGTGATCCGTCAGGCCGTCGATGAGAGCGGCCTTCGTCGCGCCCGGCCTCGGGACTCCGCCGAACGCGACCGAGGTCGGAGACTCGAGAGCGTTCCAGCGAGCGGAGACGCGATCGAAGATCCGCTCTGCCTCGCTCGAGTCGTCCGCCGGCGAAAGCTCGAGAGGCAGCTCGCGTACGCCGGCCTTGAGCTGAGACCGCGGCGCCGCGACGACCGGATGCGCGACGACGAGGTCGTAAACGTCTCCGATGTCGGACGCGTTTCCGCCGGTGAGAGCGGTCAGCGCGGCGTCGATTACCTCCGGCGTAACGGCCTGCGCCTTGAGCTGCGAGAGCGAGCCGTCGAGGTACACGCGCGTATACGCCGGCGCGCCGTCTCCGATCGAGGTCTTCGCTTCTCGAGACTTGCCGCGGAGCGCCGAGAAGGCCGCGCCGAGCCGTTCCGTTATTGCCGCCATCGGCGAGATGGTAGCTTGACTTTCGAGAACGGCGCGAGGACGAGCCTAGAACACGCCCCGGCGCGGTCCGCCGCGAAGGCCGAAGGAGACGACCGCGTCGCGCGCTCCGCTGCCGAGGTGGTCCATACGCGCCATGAGGACGGCGTCCGCGCGGTTCGTCGATCCGCCTTCGTCCTCGCGATCCTCTCGAGAGCGGAGGCGCCGCGCGATGTCCTCCTTCGCCTCCACCTGAATCTTGCCGCTCGAGGTCGACCACCACTCCGGCGTCGTCAGCTCGCCGGTGAGCGTGTCGTCCTCCGGAAGCGCGGCGCTCGAGTCCGCGACGGAGCCTTGCGGCATCAGCCACTCGCGAGCGCCCCACCACATCTCGGCGCGGAGGTTGACGAAGCTCAACTCGCCGGTCTCGTCCTTCGCTTCGCTCTTCCCGCCGGCGTTGAACGCGATTACGGAGAAGTCCTCCTTCGCGACCTCGCGGAGCCGACCGATGAAACCTGACGCGTTGATCGCGTCCGCGACGACCGTCACGCGGCGACGGCGCGCGTCCGGCGCGAGGAGTCCGACGAGTTCGTTATGGTCGCGGAGCTCAGGCAGGACCTCGACGGACGTGATGACGTCTCCGCGCCGGATCGCTCGAGCGGCCGGATCGCGCCCGATTCCTCCGAGGCCGACGTCGACGCCCCAGACCTCGCGCGCGTCCTCGAGCTTCGAGCCGGAGTCGCGCCAGTCGTTCCAGCGGTCGACCGCGGCCTCGACCGCGGAGAGCGGGATCACGTTCCGCGCTCCGCTCGACTTCGCGAAGTTCCCCTCGACCTTCGTCTGATAGAGGATCGACTTCTCGCCCCACTGCGCGCGGCGTTGATCCGCCCAGGCCTGAGACATCCGGCCGGCCGCGATCATCTCCTCCTTCGTGACGCGGAACGGTCGCCAGTCCTCGAGACCTTTGCGCCTCTGGTGGATCTCGTAGAAGCGTCCGGCCTCGTCGCCAGGAGTCGAGGTCGCGATCGCGATTGCTTCCTCTCCGCCGGATCCGCGGTCGTTCGACAGAGCGCCTTCCGCCGCGTCGAACACGGAACCCGGTATCGACTTCGCCTCGTCGAAAACGAAGAGGAGCTGAGCCGCGTGCGCGCCTTCGATGAGCGCCGGATTCGTCACGCTCGCGCCGAAGGCGAGTCCGTACCTTCCCTGGATCTCCTGCGTCAGGAGCCGAAGCGTCGCGACTCCTGGGACGTCGCGGAGCTTCGAGCGCCAGAGGTGGATCTCCGGCCAGAGGTAGCGGCGGAGCTGACGATCGCCGCCGGCCGTCGTGACGACCTTCCAAGGAATCCCCGCGGCCTCTCGCGTTACGGCGAACCACCAGATCAGCATCGCGTCGCCTGCGGTCTTTCCGTACCCGTGCGGACCGCGTACCGCGACGCGGCGCGCGTCGACGACCTCGCGGAAGTAACGCTCCTGATACGGATAGATCGAACGTCCGGCGGGCCACTCGAAAAGTTCCGTCGAGAACGCGACCGGATCGTTGAAGTAACGGCGGACGAAGTCGGAGCCCTCGACCTCGCGGCGCTTCCGCTTCGTGACGACCTCCTCGATCGCGTTCGCGAAGTCTGACGCGAGAGACGTCACGCGACAGTCTCCGCGGCGGACGGAAGCGCCGGCCTCTCGAGCTTCGCCTTCTCCTCGAGAGAGCGGAGCGCGGCGACGTACTCGGCGGAGGCCTCCGGCCAGCGCTCCGCGATCGACTGCGCGGCTCGTTTCATGAGGAGGTAGTCGGGCGAGAGTAGAAGCTGGTGGAGCTGAACGTTCACGGTCGCGCCTTCCGTCAGGTCGCCGACGAGCGCGGCCTGAAGCCTTAGTTGCTTCTCGATCCTGTCCGCGGCCTCGAGGAGCGCTCTAGAGCGACTGAGCTTCCCGGCGCCGGTCTCTCCATCCTTCGCCTTCCGGAGGTCCTCGACGACCTGCCAGACGATCGCGTTCGCGGCCTTGAGTTGCTGCCACTGGTCGAGCACTCCGCGCTTCTCCTTCCGGAGTTGCTCGGCCTCGAGGCGGAGCGCGCGGATCTGCTCTTCCTTCTCGCGCTCTCGAGCCTCGATCTCCGGGGCGAGCGCGCGCGTCTCCGCGATGTGGCGCGCGACCGCGGCGAGCCGGTACGCGGAGCGCTCCTCCTTCGTCAGCGCGACGTGGTTGTTGTAGTGCCACTCGACGCACGACTTCGTGAGGCCGTATCGCCGCGCGACTTCGCGGACGTTAGGCGCGAGGCAGAGGTCCTCGTCGATCCTCCGCCGTTCCGGGTGAGAGCACGAGCGGCACGGCCGGCCGGATCCGCGTCCGCCCACGCTGCTACTTTGCCCAGCCGCTTCCGGCCTGCGCTCTCGTCAGCTTGTCGTGCTCGACGTTCTCCGGAAGCTCGCGGAGCTTCGAGAGTTGAACGCAGAGGATGACGAGGACCTCGGCCTCGACGTCGCCGGCGCGCCAGCAGATGTCGGCCTCTCGCGCTCTGTCGTAGAACGGAAGGCCGGCCTTGCGCTTGACGGCGCCGGCCTCGCGGACGAGGACGAACCGCTCGCGGAGGATCCGGATCAGACGCTTGTCGACGTCGTCGACGTCCGCGCGGATCTCCGCGAGCGTCCGCTCGCTCACTTGATCGCGACCCAAGCGGCGAAGGAGAGGCGCCGCCAGAAGCACTCGACGGAGCCGAAGCCCGCGGCGTGGAGGAGGTCCTCGTTCCAGCGAGCCGTGACCGGCACGAGGACTCCTTCGAGCGCGAGCGCCTTCCGGTCGATCGCGTCGTCCGTGTACCCGTTCCGCCGCTTGTGCTCGCGGTAAAGCTCCGTCAGCGTGACGTCCGTCGCCGCGTCCGCGCCGATGACCTTCTCGACGACGACGAGCGCGCCTCCGCGGTCGAGCGTCTCGTACGCCGCGCGGACGATCCGCTGCCGGTGCTCGAGCGGCGTGAACTGAAGCGTCAGGACCGAGAGGACGAGCGACGCGCGCCGGCTCGGGAAGTCGCGCCGCAGATCGCGGTCCCAGAGCGAGACGATGCCGCTCGAGATCCAACCTGCGAAGCGCGCGCGCGTCGCGTCGAGCATCGGGGCGGAGCGCTCGACGAGGACGTACGAGCAGACGGCGCCGAAGCGGTCGAGGAACGGCGCGACCGCTTCGCCGCGCGAGCAGCCGAGGTCGAGGATCGAGGTCCCAGGCTTGACGAACCGCGAGCCGACGTCGAACACGGCGGAGCGCATGCCGGCGTAATCCGGAATCGACCGCTCGAGCATGTCCTCGAAGGCGAGCGTGACCTCCTCGTTGAAGTCCCACTTCGGGCCCGGAACGGTCTCGTCACGGACGGCGCTCACGACGGACGCTTCCTCGCGCCGCGGCTCCTCTCGTGGTCGAGCTTCAGGAGCCGGTTCCTAAGTACCGCGTTACGCGCCTCGAGGTCCTCGAAGGCCGCGACGATCCGCGCGGTCGCGTCGACGACGCGGCGCCGTCCGGTCTCGCGCGTCTTCTCGCCGGGCGAGTCGCTCGACGCGGCTCCGCTGACGATCCGGTGAAGCTGCTTCTCGAGTCCTGCTTTGGTCATGACGTCCTCCTTCAGTCCGGTGGAATGTAGCCGAGGAAGTTCCGCACCTCGGCCGAGTAGTACGGTTTCGGATTCGCGAAGAGCCGCGCGGCTCGAGCGTCCGCGCCGGCGCCTTGCTGAAACGTGTGCTTCGTCCGCCGCACGCACCAGCTCGGGACGTACGTTTCGGCCGCGGCCTTGAGGAGCTTCTTGTGCTCCGGGTTCGCTTCCCACGTCGCGTGCACCGCGAGGTCGACGAGAGCCGGATCCATGAACGGCAGACGGCACTCGACGCCGGCGGAGAGGAAAGCCTTGTTCGTCCTCGGGAAGTTTCCTCGCGCCATCTTCGCGACCTGCCACTGACGGAGCCGGACGACCTCCGCGTCCGGTTGCTTCCAAGCCTTGAGGAGAAACGCGGCGTAACCCCCGAAGAGTTCGTCCGCCGCTTCGCCGGAGAGGCAAGCCTTGAAGCCTTGCCGCGCGATCTCTCGCGCGAGAGGAAGGCAGAGCGCGCCGATCTCGACCTGCGCCTTCGATCCGGTCTCGACAGTCCGGACCGCGTCGACGTACGCGCCGGCCTCGAGGCTCGAGCGGACGACGACGAGCGGCACGTCGAGGTCCTCGCAGATCCGGCGCGCGGAGCTCAGGTCGCGTGCGGTCTCGTCGTGCGCGACCGTGAACGCGACGACGTCCGGCCGCGCCTGCTTCGCGAGCGCGAGGATCAGCGAGGAGTCGAGCCCGCCGGAGATCAGGCAGCAGACCGGCGCGTCAGCGAAGAGCCGGCGCTCGACCGCGGCGCGGAGGAGCCGAAGGACGTTCTCCGGCGTCGCGGCCTCCGGCGCTCGGGCGCGCTTCCACGAGAGGACCTCTCCGGTCTCGAGGTTCAGCGCGGCGCCGGGCGCGAGCGCGGACGGCGGAGGCATACCGCGGCGGAAGGATGAGGCGCCGTGGAGCCAAGCCTTCCTCTCGCTCGCCCACTCGAGAGCGCCAGAGCGGAGTTCGCGCCTGACATAGAGCGGCACCTTGCCGTGCTCGTCGCGGACGAGCCAGTGACCGCGCGTCGGGTGAGACCACGAGAAGGCGAACATCCCGTCGAGAGTCGGCAGGCAGTCGAGGCCTTCCTCGTCGAGCGCGACCGCGAGGACCTCCGTGTCGCCTGTCGTGCGGAACGTCCGGCCTTTCCTCTCGAGGCGCTCGCGTACCTCGCGGTGATTCCAGATCTCTCCGTTGAACGCGAGGACGGAGTCGCCGAGCCGGAACGGCTGCGCGCTCGCGCTCGAGAGGTCGAGGAGCGCGAGGCGGACGTGCCCGTGCGTTACCCCTCCGACTGACACGACGCCGTCTCCGTCAGGACCTCGATGCTTGATCCGCTCGAGCATCTCCGCGGCGAGCGCTCCGTTGCCGCCAGTGTTCCCGGCGAGGCCGCACACGTTAGGCGCCGACTCCGCGGAGGACGGCGGCGACCTCGCGCGCGACGTGAGACATCATCACCGGAGGAACGCTCCGCCCGCAGCGTTCCCACTGCTGACGGTAGTCGCCGGTGAGGACGTAGTCGTCCGGGAAGCCACAGATCCGGAGAAGCTCCGCGATCGAGAACTTCCTCTTCTCGCTCGGGTGCGTCACGCCGGCCATACCCGCGTTGCCGTGGCTCGCGAGGATCGTCGGAGAAGGCGCGTCCGCGTACTTCTCGCTCTGCTCGCCGGGCCCGAGCCGGTCCCACTCCTTGCCGATCGCGAACCGCTCGATCGACGCTCCTTCGCGGACCGCGCGCTCTTCGATCTCGTACCGCGTCTGATCCGGATCCGTGACGAGGATCGCGTTCATCGGCCGGTCAAGCTCGCTCTCGACGCGCGCGAAGCCGGGGCCTGTCCGCCCGGTGACCTTGAAGTGCGTGGAGTTGAGAGAGTTAACGCCGATCGTGATCGCCGGACTCGGCCGGTCCGTGACGTCGCCTGACGAGTACTGACCGCTCGTGTCGTGGATAACGCGGTCAAGCCACGGCAGCGCCTCGCGGATCGAGTACCTGTACGGAAGCGGCGCGGGGAAGACCGGCTCGCGCTCGAGGTCCTCGCGGAAGCCGAGGAAGATCAGGCGCTGCCGCGCTTGCGGTACGCCGAGCCACTGCGCGTCGAGTTGACGGCACGCGACGCGGTACCCGGAGGCCTTCAGCTCGCGGAGGATCTCGAGGAACCAACCTTTCGCGGTTCCTTTGCCGAGGCCTGCGACGTTCTCCGCGACGAAGGCGCGAGGCTTGAGGCCGCGCAAGATCCGGATGTACTCGAGGAAGAGGTCGTCCGTCCGCTGCTCACTGTCCGAGTACTTCTTGACCTTCCCCCACGCCTTCTCGCGCTTGCCGGCGGAGGAGAACGACGCGCACGGAGGAGAGCCGTCGAGGACGTCGAGCTCAGAGACGCCGGCGGACTCGAGCGCGGCGCGGATCTCCTCCGGTTGAACCGTCCGGATGTCACGCGTATCGAGGATCGTGTCCGGATGATTCGCGCGGTACGTCTCCGCCGCGGCTGGGATGAACTCATTCGCCCAGACGACGCGGAAGCCTGCGAGCTTGTACCCCGTCGAGGATCCGCCTCCGCCGGAGAACGTCGACGCGACAGTGAGGCCGTTCGGCGGAAGCGCGCGGATCTCCTCCATCGTCGGGACGCGGTACGGAGGTTTCATCTCGAGCGACCTCCGAGCGGCTCGTCCTCCGCGAAGGAGTCCTCCTCGAACCGGAGCGCCGGCGGAGGAACCGCGGCCGGCGCCGGCTCGCTGTCGTACCCGAGCCGGAAGGCCTGCGACCACGAGGACAGCGTTCCCATCGGGACTCCTGTCCGCTTCGCGATGACGTGAAGCGGAAGCGCGGAACGGATGAGCCGGATCGCGCGCTCCTTCCGCGCCGCTTCATCCTCGTCGCGGAGAGACCGCGTTCGGCGCGCCGTCACTTCGGAGCGCTCCACGCGAAACCGCACTTCGGACACGAGACGTTCGTCTCGAGGTTCTCGTCAAGCTCCGGAAACTCCGCCGGAGGCTCGACGGCCGGAGGCGGAGCCGCGTCTTCGATGATCGCGGCGAGGAACGCGTCGAGAGGAGCGGACGTCGGTCCCATCGCGGCGACGAGAGCGGCGAGACGTCCGGAGTCCGCGCCTGCCATGTCGCCGATCGGGTCGTACGTCGCGAGGAGCGCGCGCGCCTCGGCCTCGTCGACGTCGAGGACGAGGACCGGGATCTCGCGGTCGCCGAGCGTCTCCGCGCGCAGGTGACCGTCGATCAGCTCGAGGCTTCCGTCCGGAAGTTCGCGCGCGACGACGGCGCCGGAGATGCCGACGCGCTCGAGCATCGCGGAGAGTCCGGCGCTCTGCGCCTCCGGATGCGTCCGCCAGTTCTCCGGGTTGCGCTTGAGCGAGGACGCAGGAACGCGGCGGAGGTCCTTCACGCGGTCGCGGATCTCGCTCAAGGCTTGTTCCTCGCGAAGCGTGACTCGATAAGCGCCTTGACGCTCTGCTCGGTCTTCCGGTCTCGCTCCTGCGCTTCCTCAGCTCGGCGCCGGCTCTCCGCCTGATCCGCGAGGTTCCGGATCCGCTCGAGGTTCGCGCATCCGCGGAGGAACGCGGCGAGGAACGCGAGGAACGCGACGAGCGCGAGTAAGGTCGGGAGTCCGCCGCTCACGGCTTCGGCTCCGCGGCCTCGAGGTCCTCGAGGAGTCCGCCTCGGACGTCGAGCGTCGCGAGACGTCCGGCGAGGATCCGGCCGGAGATGTTGTCGCCGCTCATGCCGGCCCCGGCCCGCGATCGCTGCGGTCCCAATCGCGGACGACGGCGCCGTGCCGCGGAGGCGCGTACGCCGCGACGCGGAGGAGCGACTCGAGGAGGTCGCGCCGCATCTCGTCGACCGCGGCCGGCTCGAGATCCGCCGGCGTCCGGAGGTACGCGAGCGACTTCTCCGCGGAGTCGAGGAGCGCGGACGCGAGACCTCGCGGCAGCGCGAGAGGCAGCGTCGGCTTTGCGCCGAACGCGTCCGCGAGACTCGCGAGGTCCTCCGCCGTTACGCGGAGCCCGGCCTCGCTCTGGAGAACGCTACGCACGAAGCCTGCATCGCGCCGCTTGGTTTCTTCCTGACCGTCACTCATATCCGACCCCTTCCTTCTCGTCCTGGAAAAACGTCCTGCGTGCGACAGGATAGCGCCGATCCGGTCATCGTCCGCCCCCAGGCTTTCGCGGAATCTCCGCGCGCGTCAACGGCAGCGGGAAGCGGACCGCGGATCTCTCGGCTCGCTCGAGGACCTCGAGGCAGTGACGGCACGTCGGCTCTCCGTCCGCGATCCGCTCGATCGAGAAGAGCCGGCCGCAGCGAGCGCGCGCGACGTCGTCGCCGGGCGCCGGAGGACGGATCGCCGCGTGCGTGAGGATCTCGCGGCGCCTCACGCGCGGCCTCCGATCGGCTCGTCGTCGAGGTCGCGCTCGAGCCAGCTCGCGAGGAGGTTCGGCTCGTCGACCGGAGGAGCGACGACGGCCTCGAGCGGCGCCTTCCTCCGGCGCTCGAGCGTGAGGCAGCAGGCCGGGCAGTTGACGCGGAGCGGATCCGCGCTGAACTTGTCCGCGCCTCGAGGATCCGCCTTCGCGCGTCGGCTCGAGACGAGACCGCACGCAGCCCAGAAGACGAGGAGCCGGCCGGAACGTCCGGCGGATCCGCGTGCTCGAGCCGCGCTCTGGAAGTGCGTCGGACGTAGCGCGTCCTCCTCGCGGAGAGAGATCCGGCCGCGGCGACCTCGGCAGTGACCGCAGTCGACGCGCGTCTTGTCCTCCGTCGTCCGCTCCTCGAGGAACGTTCCGCCGCAGACCGCGAGGACGAGGCCGTCGCCGACAGAGCGAGAGCGGAGATGCGTCCGCGCCGGATGCTTGAGCGCCGAGCGGTCGACGTCGCCGGCGATCATCGCGGCACCTCCGCGGCGTCGAGCTCAGCGAGGATCTCCGCGACGCGCTCCGGAGTCGGGTCGTCTCCGTTCGCCCACGAGCCCCACTCGCCGACGATGCGAGACGGAACGCGATCGAAGAGAGCCGGATCCTGCGTCGCTGCCGAGACGCGGCGATGCCAGTCCGGCGCCTTGTCGTAGTCGCGGAGCTTCGGCTTCTGCGTCCCGACTCCGCTTCCGGCTCGAGGAGCCGCGGAGCGCGCGTCGTACTTGCCCTCGAGAATCCGCGCGTACGTCTCCGGCTTGAGGTACCAGTCGAGATCGGCGACCCAGCCGTCGCTGCGCTCGTGCGTTCCGGTACACCACGGCGAGACCGCGATTCTCCGGATCGCCGCGGCGTGCTCCTCGAGGCTCGGCGTTTCCTTGAGCCGCGCTCGAGCGTGAGCGAGCCGGTTCTTCCCGAGCGGGAGGCGGACCGCGGGGAGGACCTCTCCGCGGTTCTCGTTCCAGACCTTCGCGAGGTCGTCCGGAGTCGGGCCCTTCGGCGCCTTCGCCGGACTCGGCTTCTCGTCCGCGTCCGTGTCCGTCGTCCTCGTGTCCGTCCGCGTGACGTCCGCCGGACGTCCGATGTCCGGAATCTCCTCTACTCTCCTCTCCTCTCCTCTACTCTCCTCTACGCGCGACATCCGTGGGACGTCCGCCGGACGTCCGCCGGACGCGTCCGCTTCCGTCCGTAGGACGCTCGGCGTCAAACCCGCTTCCTTAGCGGCCTTGGCCTTCCGAGCCTCTCGCTTCCGCTCGGCGTCGCTCTTCCTCTTGGAATTGACCGGACCGAGGTAAACATCGAAGTCATGGACCTCGAGACGCGAGATGTCGGGTCCGTCGAGGTATCCCGGACGGTTCACGCCGCAGTTTCGAAGCGCCGTGATGAAGACCTCGGCCTTGCCGGCGTACCCGGCAGCGGCGGAAATGTCCTCCGCTTCGTACCCCTCGAGGCTCCCGTCCGCGGAGTATTGAAGCGCCCACATCCAGAGCATTACGAGGTGCCCGACCGCGGTCGGAATCGAGACCTTGAGGAGCCGCGCGAGCTTGACCGTTTTCGGATGCCCAGGAAGGTCCGTGTGGCACGGTACCCAGGTGGCGAGACTCTTCACGGTTCGACTCCTTCAGTGATCGGCGGAAGCTCCTCGATCGTCTCGAAGAGCCGGAGGTTGCGGTGCCCGGAGAGGAAGCCGACGAGACCGGAGAGTTGCATCTGGTCGCCGCGGAGCCAGCCGGTTCCGTCGCAGGACTCGACGCCGAGGTCCTCGAGAAACTCGAGGCGCGCCGGCTGATTGACGCGCCCGACGTGGACGCGCCAGCCTCCGGGCGCGATGAGATGCGCGAGCCGTCCGGGGAACCGATCCGCGAGCGAGCGGACTGTCGCGCCGGTATTGTTCGAAGGCATCACGACCATGCGATCGTCTCCGCTCATGCGATCGCCTTGAGCTTCTCGAGAGCGGAGAGCCGCCTGTCGAGAAAAGCCACCTGAACGGAGAGGATGAGGCCGCAAAGCGCGAGGAGGACGTTCACGCCGACTCTCCGAAAAGCGGAAGCGCCTCGAGCCTCGCGTCGGCGCTAGAGCCGAGGAGCTCAGCGACTGAGGCCGCGAGCGTCCAGACGTTGACGCGGCACGACGGACGGTCGCCGTACCTCTTCTCGATTCGCTCCGTCACGATCAGCGCGTCGTCGACCCAGAGGATCGAGGTCAGCGCGTCCTCGACGGCGCGAGCGAGCTTCAGCACGTCGGGCTTCGTGCCGGGGAAGGCGGGCTTCGAAGGCAGGAGGTTTCCTCGAGCGCCGGCGTGACCGGCCGGACGCGGAAGCTCGAAGATGATCTCGACCGCGAGAGGACAGGAGAGGAGCGGCCCGGCGTACTGTCGGCGCGCTTCCCAGCCGATCTGCGTCTTCCACGGACCGGCCTTCGAGTTGTCGTCGACGACGGAGACGTGCCCGGTAAAGCGCCGGTCCGGGCCCGAGCCCTTGTAGATCGGAAAGGCCTTCTTGCTTCCGGCCGGCTGCGGCAGACCGAGGACGAAGATCGAGACGAGCGGAGCGTTCATCAGACCTCTCCTCCGTCCGATTCAAACGCCGGCGAGGAGCCGGGAAACGCGAACGCCGGATGGCGCTTGACCTCGCGCGCCATGTCGATCGCGAGCCGGAGGATCGCGCGGTCTCGAGCGCTCGGCGTCCTGCCGAGCTGAGCCTTCGCTTCCGCGATCACGACGTCGGGGCCGCGCTCGAGGATCGCCTTCGCGGCCTCGAGGAAAGCCGAGTCGGCTTCCTCGACCGCGTCTTCCTTGAGGTGCTCTCGCGACGACCTCAGGAGGAGTCCGATCGCGAGCGCGGAGAGTTGCTTCTTGTCTTCCATTCTTGACCTTCCTTCCTTAAGACCTCGAGCCCCGATTCCTTCGGGGCCGAGGCGCCGCGCGATCGCGGCCTTCTCTTTTGCTCAGGGGGAATGGGGACTCTTTCTCTCGTACGCGCTAGCTGATCACCTCCTCGAAGACCTTGAACGGTACGCGCGGCCTTCCGTCCGGAAGCGCGCCGCGCTCGTTGATTCTCTCGAGGACGCCGGCGACGTCCGGCCGCTTGACGACGAGCCCCCACGTCTTGAGACGCGGCTCGCGCAGGCCGCGGATCTCCTGCCATTGAAAGCCGAGCGACTTCGCGGAGTCCTTGTCGTTGTAAGAAACGTTCGCGATCAGGAGGACGGACGCGGCCTCGGAGCGCGCGACAGTCTCCGCGAACGGATAGAGCGAGAGGAGCTTCGCGCAGGAGAGCGCGTCAGTCAGCGCGCGGTGCGGGAACGGAGACGCGAAGCCGTGCTCCGCGAGCGCGGCGATCAGCTTTCGCTCTCGCTTCTCCGGCGGGAACGGAAGATCCGTAATCGTGTCGATCCACTTGTACGTCGCCGCGTGAACGTGCCGCTCGAATATCGGCCGGTCGAACGACGTAGCGTTATGCGCGACGAGGTACGAGGCGCAGTCCGCGAGACGTGTCAGCTCGCCGAAAGCCTCGGGCTGCGACAGGCCGAAGCGGTTGATGTCGTCGGCGCGGATGCCGGTGATCCGCGTGATCTCCGCGGAGAGGAAGACGCCGCCGGTCGGCTCGACGAGAGCGCCGTACGTCTCGAGGTAACAGGCGCGCTCGACGTCCCAGAGAACGGCGCCAATCTCGATCACGTCGCAGAGGCCCGGGTTCGTTCCGTTCGTCTCGAAGTCGAGAGCGAGGACGAGCGTCACTCTTCCGCCTCCGCTTCTCCGAGGCCGTCGTCCTCGAGCGCCGGCGACGCGTCGAACTCGGCGACCTCCTCCGGCGAAGGCTCGACAGTCGGCTCGAGGAACGCACGGCAGAGGCAGGCCGCGGCGAGGCAGCCGCCGTACATCTTGTTCTTGTTCCGCTTCGGAATCGGGTGGTTGATCCTCTGGTGACCGCACTCGGCGCAGACGTCCGCGGAGGTCTGCTTCGCCGGCGCCGGCGCCATCGTCTCCGCGGCGATCGGCTTCTCCTCCTTCTCGAAAAGCTCGGTCTGCTTCAGGCGCGACGCGAGCGCGCTCTCGCGCTCTCCTCCGTTGAACGGCCTCGACTTGATGAACTCGCGATTGTCGAGCCGATAGACCTCGACGCGGAGGCCTTCGATGTTCGGCCACTCGAAGGCCTCGACCTCCGTCGTCGAGACTCCTTCGTGGTACTCGCGCGCCGCCTTGTCGAGCTCCGCCTGAAGCTCGTCCTCTCCGCGCTTGAGCGTCTTCCTCGTCTCCTTCGCCTGCTCGATGTAAGCGGCCTTCTCCTGAACGAGATCCGCGAGGAGTCCGCCGACGCGCGCTCGCGCCTCCGTGTCGAGGTGCGTCGTGATCGTGTGCTTGACGCGAGTGAGGCCGGAGATGTCGAGGTCGTCCGCGACGCGCGGAAGAAGGTCCTTGTCGTCGACCGCGACCGGCGGAGGCTTCGGCGTCTCGAGCGCCGCGTCCTCTCCGGAACGATCGCGAGCGCCGGACTCGTAAACGGCGAGGTCGAGGTCGAGGCGGAAGGCGAGACACCCGGAATCGCAAACCTCCTCCGCCCGGAGCCCCGAGCCGAGGCAGTCGTCCTTCCCGGCACGGTGGCAGGCGCGCCGGTGATGGCACTCGCAGACGTCCTCGTCGTTCGCGAGCGGATCCGGACTCGGCGCGTCGACGTCCGCCGGCGTCGCGTCGTCGGCGATCCGCGGCATCGTCTCGGAGACGTCCTCGAGGAACGACTCCGCGATCTCGGGCCCCGGCGTCTCGCTCGTCACGGTCATCGCGGCCGGAGGCGAGGGCTTCTTCTTGTGGGACCGCTTCGCCGGCGCGTCCTTGAGTTTGATCTTCCGGAGGTCCTCCGGACGGACCGCGGGCTGCTTCTTCTTACTCGGCACTTTCGACCTCTCCTTCTCGCGCTTCCTGCGCGGCCTTATCGAGAGCGGCGTCGACGACCTCGAGCCGCGCTCCTTCGTTCTTCTCGTGCTTCCGCCGCTCCTTGATCTTCCGGACCGCGGCGAGGACGGAGCCCGGCTTCAGGCCTTCCTCGACGGCCCAGGCCTTCCAGGCCTCCGCCGCCGTGTCTCCTCCGCCGGGGAGTCCGGCCGCGATAGCGGCCTCTACGGCCTCGAGGACGGCGCCACGGCGTGAAGGCCTCGCCTCCGGCTCCGCTGCCGTCTCCGTGGCAGCGGCGAGGCGCGCTCGGCCTTCGAGCGTGGCCCGGAGATCCGCGACGTACGTCCGGAGCGCCGGCAGGACGAGCCGGAGGCCTTCGAAGCCGAGCGGAAACGCCATGTCTCCGTTCTCGACGGCCTTCTCGACGCCGGCGAGAAGCTTCGAGGTCTCGGTGAAGCGGGCGCCGAGCGCGGCGACCTCCTCGGCCTTCATGCCTTCCCCCGCGCGGAGACGACCTTGCCGGTCCGGACGACGACGCCGGGCAGCTTGAATTCCGAGCCGAGCGCGCGCGCCTGCGCCTTGAGGAAGGCGACGTTGACCTCGACCGCGGCGAGCGAGCACTTCCCGGCGGCGATCGCCGCGACGAGCGCCTTCTTGTCGACGACCTCGACCTCGAACGCGGTCCGGTACGAGACCCCCGCGACGATCGGCTTCTCGACCGTGACGAGCGGAGCCGGCGGAGGATCCTCGATCGCGCGCGTGACGATCGCCGCGGCCTCGTCCTTGTCTCCTGCGGCCTCGAGGTCGACCGCTTCCGCGAGGAGCCGGTCGACTTCCTTCGCGCGCTCCTCCTGCTCGCGGCGCCGGCGCTCGGCGTCGCGGATCTTTTCCTGCTCCTGCTCGTACGTCGCGAGCTTCGCCTTCGTGATCCTCTCGACCGCGAGCGGATCCTCGAGCGACTCCCTCTCGCGCGCGCAGACGGCCTGATGAGCCTCGTGCGCGGAGCGTTTCATCGGCTCGAAGAATTCCTTCACCTTCGAGATCAGAGCCTTCGCTCCGAGGAGAAGCTCCGCCGCCGCGCGCATCGAGGCTTCGTCCTTCACCTCGAGCGCCGCGGCTCGCGCCGCGATGCTGACCGCCTCGGTCCTGAGCTCCAACTCCTTGTCGTTCGTCGGCGCCGTCGCGGCGCCTTCAGTCTTCGATTGCACTGCCAAACTCCTTCTGTAGTTGCGCGACGAGAAGCGCCGCGCGGAAGCGTTCATAGTCGGCGCGGTTCCGGTGCTCCGCGAGCCGAAAGTTTCCGTCCTCGAGGAGACGGACGGAGAAGCGCCGGATGCTCGCTCGCGAGACGCCGTAAGCGCGCTCTGCGAGAAGGCCGTACCCGGCGCTCTGAAGGTTCCACCACGGCGCCTCGAGAGCCGCGGTCTTGATGTCGGGGATGAGGAGCTGAGATCCGCTCCGATAGATCCGGTCCGGCGTTCCGGCGACGCCGAGGTCCGTCGAGAACATCGGCTCTTCGATCGCGACCTGCTGCCAGTGCGCGGTCGCCGCGCGGAACTTCCGCCAAGCCTCGAGGCGCGGACGGACGGACGGCGAGAGCGTCGTCTCGTCGAGGTCGCCTTGGTCGTCGTACCAGCACGCGAGGTGAGAGGCCTCGCCGCGCCGACGCGCGCGCTCCGTGAAGTACTCGGCGCCGGAGATGAGGCCGGTCCGCCGGAGGACCGTGGTCACAGAGATCAGCTCGGAGGAGCCGACCCAGTAACTGTGGTCCTCGCGGCGGAACGTTCCGGCCTCGAGCACTAGGTGTTCTCTCCTTCCGCGTTCTCCGTGTCCTCGCCGTCGTCGCCGGCGTCGTCCGGGATGACGACCTCGAAGGTCGCGATCGTCTTGAGGCCGGCGCCCTTCTTCTTGTCCCAGGTCAGGCGGACCGCGAAGCCTTCGGCGAACGCCATCCGCGCGTCGCTCGCGAACTTCGGATCGTCCGTGACATAGATCTCGCCGTCGCTCACAGAGAGCCGCGTCCACTCCTTGCCGGAGTCCTTCTTGCCCGGAGCCGTGACGACCTCCTTGATGAACAGGTCATCGGGCGCGACCGGAACCGCGTCGAGGACCTCCGCCGTCGCGGCCTCGGCCTTCGTCTCGCTCGCGCGCTTCGGAAGCTCGACGTCGACGACCGGCTCGGGGCGCCGGCGCGGAGGCTCCGGGTAATCCTCAAGCTCCTCCGCCATCGACATCCCGCGGAGGACGTCCGCGAATCCGTCGCGGAGCGCGAAGGCGCGCGCGCGGAGCTGGAGCATGCGCTTCGGGTACTGCGTCCACGGACCGGGCTTCGTCCAGAGTTTCGCGGCCTCCGCGTCGGCTCTCGAGAACGACGCGACGAACGGCTTGTCGACGCCGCGCCGCTTGATCTTGCACGTCGCCGTAAGCGTCGCCGGGTCGATCGTCTCCTCGTGCCCCTGGTACTGCGCGGAGCGCTGCACGATCGCGAGGAGGAGGTCGCCCCAGACGCCGGCGCGTCCGTTGATGACGGAGATGTTCGCGAGCGCCTGAAGCGGCGGAATGCCAAGCTCCGCGCCCCAGCCAAGCGCGACGAGGATGTTCGCGGGCTTGCCCCGGTAGTCGGCCGGGACGAGGTCCGACTTCGCGAGGTGCTCCGAGATCCGGACCGCGTCCGTGAAGTCGCGCGGCGTGAAGAGCGCCTCACCGATAGCGCTCGGCGGAGGCGTGCTCGCGATCGCGAGCTGAGTTTCCTGCGTCATGACGTCTTCTCCTTCTTGAAGGCTCGAGCCTTCGGGCAAGTTGCGAAGTGGGAGGTGAAGGTTTCGGTCGGTCGAGGCTTCGCGTCCCTCGGAACGTAGAAGCTCACGCCGCGCTCGTCGATCGCCCAGAGGCCTTTCGGGTCAGGCGCGAAGTCGTAAGGGGCGCGGACGCCGGCCGCGGAGCGAGCCCAGCGAATCGGCGCGCCGCAACCGGAGCACGCGGACGGAGCGGTCATCGGCTCGGCACCATGTACAGGACGTACCTCGAGGCGCCGATCTCGACGGTCGCGAACGCTCCGCCGTCCGAGTCGCCGCCAAGTTCGTAGAGCCGGCGGATGTCCTCCTCGATCTCCTCGTCGTGGGGCGGCGAATCGCGGAGCGCCTCGACGTGGTGAAGGACTCCGAGCACGTACAGGCTCGCGTGGAGCCGCGCGAAGCGGTCGTCGTCCGGACCGGCCGGCGTGAAGGTCAGAGCCGGCGCGTCCGGCGTGGTCTCGTGAAGTGCGTCTTCCATAACTCTCCTTCGATAGCGAAGCGTCATCCGGTACATAGCGGCTCCGATCAGAGCGCCGAGCGAGCCGAGAAGGCCGAGGATCCAGAGCCAGACGAGAGCGTTGACGAGAAGGTCGTTCACTGACGCGCCTTCCAGAGCGCCGCGGCGAGGACGTCGACGGCCTTCGTCCGGCAGCCGTCGAGATTCGAGACGTGCTTGTTGTGCTCGAGGAGGATCGCGAGCGCGGCCTCGCAGGCCTTCTCGAGCGCCGGCGCCTCCGCGGCGAGCCGAAGGTTCGCGTCGCGCTCGATCGGTGACGTCGACGGATTCTCGCGGTCAGCGAGGAGGATGCGGCTCTCGGTCGTCGCCGCGCCTTTCGTGGAGACCGCGTACACGGCGCCGAACTGGTAGATCCACGGTCCGGGCGACGCGTTCCGGCGAGCGCCGCTCACGAGCGCTCCTCCGGCTCGGGCCCGTAAAGCTCCGTCGCGAGGACCTCCGCATAACGCTTGCAGTCGAGCGCGATCCGCCGGCCGGAGTCCATCGGCGGCGTTCCGTTGATGACGCGCGAGACGAGCGCGCGCGAGTAGATATCCGCGGCGACGCGCTCGACGAGAGCGAAGCGCGCTCCGCGGCAGCGCTCGAGCGAGGCCTCCGCGAGCGTCGCGTCGATACCGCGGACGTCGCGGCTCACGTCCTGAAGCGTCCGGCCGATGCCGGCGAGCGTGGCGTCGAGATCGAAGATCGGGTTGTGCTCGCTCACGAGAGACCTCCTCCTGAGAACTGGTTGCCGTGGGAAGGAACGCCGTCGAGGTTTTCGTCGCAGCGCGAGCAGCGCTCGCCGGTCTGGTAACTCGAGGCCTTCCGGTTCGCGCGGAGGACCTCGACGAGGCGCGCGCACGAGAGGCAGCGGACGAGGACGCGAGGCCTGACCGGCTCGCCGGCGGCGAGGAGGTCTCGCATGAGGAGCGGCTGCGCGGACGCGATCAAGCGCGAGGCGCGGGCGCGAGGGTCGAGCGGTTCCGGCTCGCCGGCCGGAAGGAGGAGACGCGCGAGCGCTCTCACGACCTGAGCTCCTCGGCTGTGAACGGAGTGATCGAGACCTCGGACGCGTCAAGCTCCGGAGCGGAGAAGCCAGCGACCGCGAGCGCCTTGAGAAAGAGCCGGTCGCAAGCGTCGGCGTTGAAGCGGCCGGGCCCGACGAGGAGGACGCGAACGCCGCGCGCGGCCTCAAGCCAGCCAGGGCCGAGGACGTAATCCTCGGCGAGCGGCCGGTCGAACCGCGTCTCGTAATCGCGCGCGTACGCGATCAGCGTCTCGAGGAGGAGAGGAACCGGACTCGCGGCGCTCATACCGAGCGCCTCCGCGAGTAAAGCGCCGCGCAGTCGCGGCAGTAGCGCCAGCCGGTAGCGGGCTCCTCCTCGACGCCGCCCGGCTCGAGGACGGCGAAGAGCGCCGGGAGGTCCTCTCCCCCTCGCCCGCACTCGTCGCACTCTCCGGCGCCGTCCTCGACGCAGCGCCGCGTCTTCAGCTCGGCGAGGCCGGGCCACGAGCGGCGCGCGCCTTCCTCCTCGCCGAACGCGAGCCGGACGCGGACGACGTACCGGCGTTCGAAGCAGCGCTCCGTGCCGCGGATCGCGACGCGGACGGACACCGCGCTGACGTCGTAACTCGCGAGCGCGGAGGAGACGAGGTCGCGGACGGCGACGCGCGTCGGCGTCGCGAACGTCCTGACCTCCGCCGTGATCCGGAGCGTCGTCGCTTCCGCGATGTCGACGCGTGTCGAGTAGTGCCCGAGCGCCGCGCGGACGGCGCGCGCCGCGCGAACGCGAACCGTGTCCGGGCTTGCCGGTTGCGTCGCGTCCGCGGCCTTGCTAGTTTCTTCCTGCACTTGACCTTCCTCCTTCTCCGGAAGAAGAGCCCGCGCTGACCACGCGGGCTCTTCGCTTTTCTGATGCGCTTCGTGTCGAGAGATTACCAGCGGTCCGCCGCGTCGAGGCGGAGGTACGCGCGCTGCGCCTCGGCATCGGCCTTCACCGCTTCCGTGATCCGTCCGGCGAGCCGGCTGATCGCCGCGCTGTTGGCCCACTCCGCGTAGAGTCGCGCCGTCCGGAGGCGCTCGGACCGCGCGCCGCGCGTCTTGACGAGGAACGCGTCGCGCTCCTCCTGATCGTCGAGGTTCGGGATTTCGATCCGGTTCGTCATCGTCGCCTTCTCCTTCCAGAGCCGTTCGTCTTCGAGGTCGAGGAGGTACTCGCGGAGGTCGTCCGGGTCGGTCGCGTCGCGCCGATCAGCGGTCGACACTGAGCGCTCCTTCGATGTCCGCGTCGGAGAAGCCGAGGCCGCGCATTTTGACGACCTCGCGGATCTCGCTCTCGTCGTGGCGGAGGAACCGGAGCTGAGCTTCCGTCAGGACGGAGATCGGAAGCTCCGCGAGCCGGCTCTCCTCGCAGGATTCGCAGAGGTAGTCGCCTGAGTTGTCATCACGGAACGTGTCGTCGGCCGGCTCCTCGCCGCAGCGGTCGCAAGCGCGGAGGCCGTCGAGACACTTCGAGGAGGAGCAGGGGCGCGTGTAGTACCTCGAGATCCGGTACTCGCGGACGAGACCGTTATCGCAGTCGTGCGGGCAACGAAGCAGACTCATGAGTGCCACTCCTCTTCGGCGGCGACGATCGCGTCGACGCTACAGTCCTGACAGTAGAAGGCGGAGAACGCGGAGGTCGGCGGAAGCGGCCGGCTCGTCTCGACGAAGATGTACCAGGGCCCGCTCACGAGCGCGACTCCGTGTCGACGTCCTGTTCGTCGCTGAGGCAATCGCGCGTGTCCTCGGCGTCGGCCTCGAGTTCGTCGAGGGCGCGCGTGATCCCGGCGAGAGTTGCGCTCGCGTCGCCAGAGGCGTCAAGCGCATCCCGAAGGGCCTCGAGTTCACGGGCCGTGAGGTGTAGGAGGACCACGAAGGCCTCGCGGTCTCCGGCCTCCACGTCGGCCGGGGAATCGTGCTGTGGGTGGCGGGTCGCGTATGCCATGGCTGCTTTCCTTTCCGGGCCCCAGGGCCCCCGTTGCCGTTCGGGCCCCCGTGGGCCCCAGCCTTCGGAGAGCGCCTCGACTTCGGCGGCGAGACGGAGCGCGAAGGCGCGGCGCTTCCGCGGACTCGGCGCCACGATCCAGTTGATGTTGAGACCGGCGCGCGCCGGCGTCTCCGTGATCTCGCGAAGGACGAGGTCGTCGTCCGCGTACGCTTCCGCGGCGCCGCTCACTTCGTCACCTTCCGGCTCGGGTCGACGGAGAAGGACGGATCCTGGTGGCGGAAGTTCGGGTTGACGACCTTCCGGCCGAGGAGCGCGTCCTCTTCGGCCGCGTGCGGAACGCAGAAGCCGATGAAGGAGCGCGCGCAGTCGTCGCAGTCTTGGCAGTTGCGGTAGAAGGCTTCGGGGTTGGTTTCGGTTTGCATCTTGACGTCCTCCGGAAGGAGAGATTAAACGGGAGTTATTTCCGAAGTCCAGGGGATTCCCCGCGCAGGTTCCGAGCGGCCTTCCGGCGCGGTCGCGGCGCCTTCTCGACCGCGGCGCGCCAGTCCTCGGCCCAGCCGTCGAGGATCGCTCGAGCGACGTCGGCCGGACGGCGCGCCGTACGCTCTGCGTTCTCCTCGAGCGCGGCGTACGTGGCAGGAGAGACGGCAACGTAAAGGCGCGGAGACGGGCCCACTCCGCCGGAGACGGAAGGCCGGCCGCGCCGTCGCTTCGGCTCCGCGGCGACAGGAGGACGGACGGCGCTCACGAGCGCGGCCTCGGCTTGTGCGGAAGCGTGACGAGGACGAGGCGCGGCGTAAGGCGGACGACGCGGAGCGAATGCCCGCGTCCGTTGATGTGCTCGCTGACGAAGAGAGCGACCGTCTCCGTCGTCGCGTGCGTTACCGGACCGCAGTCCGCGCAGACGATCGCGCCGGTCGCGTCGATCGCCATCTCAGGAACGTCGAGACCGCGTTCGCAGAGAGCGCACTTCGCGAGGCGCGGCGTCTTCGGCTTCCGCTTCCGCGGCGCGCTCGAGCGCGAGCCTCCGAGGAACGCGCCGAGAGACTTCTCGAGAACGATCTCTGCCGCCTCTCCCGCCGTGTCGGCGGTGCAGTGATACGAGCCGTTCACGTAGAGATCGAAAGTGCCGTCGTCGAACGTTCCGGACGCGTGCCGCTCGACGTCGACCGTCGCGTCGCCCTTCCCGAAGCTGACGGACTCTCCGACCTTCAACCTTGCGATAGCGCTCTCCGCTCTGTTGCTCACTGTCCTTCTCCTTCCGCGCGGCGCTTCGCCGCGTCTTCCTTGTCGAGCTGACGATTGCTCCACGCGAGAACGAGCGCGAGGAGCGCGAGGACGAGAAGCGCCTTCACCACGGAACGCGCTCCTCGTCGAAGTAGATGCCGACCGGATCTCCCGGCTCTCCGGAGGACGCGAGCACCCAGCACTCGCAAGGCCTGACCTCGAGCGTCGACCACGCGAGAGGGAACCGCTCGCGGAGTCCGGAGCCTTCGTCGAGGAAGGCCGCGCGCGCGGCCTCCGCCTCGGCCTCGGTCGCGTAGGTGCTCCGTCCTTGCTGAGCTCCGAAGAGCATCCTCGACTCCTCGGAGCGCCAGCGGCAGGTGAGAGCGAAGCGCGTGACGGTCTCTCTCACGACGGCTCCTTCGCGCGCCGCTCCGCCTGAAGCGCGCACTCGATCGCCTCGAGGAGTCGCTCGCCAGTCCTTGCGATCCTCCGGATCTGACGTGCTCGCGATCCGTCCGGCGTACTCGTAAAGCGCGTCGTCGAGACCGCTCACGAGCGCGTCGACCTCCTTCCACGTGGGGCGCACGGAGAGCGAGGAGCGCGTACTGCGGAGGACCTTCACGCGCGCACCGCCACGAGCGAGAGCGCGCAGGCGCGGCAGTACACCCACTCGCCTTCCTCCTCCTGACCGTCAGGCGTGAGGACGTTGAAGAGCGAGGCCTCGACGTGGCAGTGGTCGCACTCTCCGAAGCGGCCGGCGAGTACCACCGAGCCGCGCGACGTCGACTTGAGGACGTTCGCTTCCTTCACTTGCCACCTCCGCGCTTGGCCGAGAGACGCTCGGCCGCGATGCACAGCTTGTCTCCGCTCGAGAGGAGCGCCTCCGCCGGCGACGGCGCGAAGGTCCCGCAGGAGCGCTGAAGGAGCGCGATCAGCTCGAGGCGCTCCGCGTCCGAGAGCGCGAGCCGGACGTACCGAGCCGGGCTCTCCTCGTCGTCGAGACGGCGAAAGATCCAGAGGACGTACGTCGCCGGATCCGTACCGCGGCGCTCCGCGGAGAGAGACGGCGGGCGGTGCGTCGCTTCCGTGTCGGCGGCGAGCCACTCTCCGCGCTTCCGGTTCCCGACGAAGACCTTCACTTCGCACCTCCGGCGAGCGCCGCGCGCCCCGCGTCCTTGATGTAGAAGTACCCGCCGTCGCGGCTGCCGACGAGCCCACGATGCCAAAGCGCGCGCGCCGTCGCGAGTCTGGCGCCGTGCACGTAGAAGGAGAGGACGTCGAACCGCTCTCCCGGCGCGAGTCCTCCGATGGCGCGAGCCTCGCGCTCCGCCAACTCTGGCCGCTTCGCGACGTCATGCGCGAGGATCTCCGCGAGGAGCGCGCGCTGCGAGGAGTTGAGCCTCACTTCGCACCTCCGAACGTCCGCGCGTACCTCTTGAAGCTCCGCGCGACGAGCGTGTTCGCGCACTCGAGAGCGGCGTCCGCGGTCTCGAAGTAGTAACGCTGCGGAGTCGCGCCGAAGATCGTTCCGTTCCGCGTCGCGTGAACGCTCACGGAATAGAACGTGAGGTCTCGCGCCGGCGCGTAGCGCGTCGAGACGTTGACGCACGCGCCGATCCGCCGGCTCTTCTCGTCGACGAGGCCGCTTTCTCTCACCTCTCCCTCGACGAGGTACGCGAGCGGCTCGACCTTCGCGTTCCAGCAGACGGGCTGGAGGCAGCTCCAACCGTCCGCGTTGACGTCGCCGCGCCGGTCGGTCGGCGTGCAGAACGTTTCGACGCCCCCGCAGTCGCGGCAGACCTTCGCCGGCGGAACCGGCGAGAACGCCGCGGCGAGCCGGAGCGTGAGGACCTCGAGGACGTTCGCGTCGACGCCGACTCCGCCGCAGCCGGTCTCGCGGATCGCGCCGTCCTTCCAGACGCCGAAGTCGACGAAGATCTTCTCGCCGTCGACGACGAGGTAAACGTCGACGTACCCGCCGACCTTTCCGGCGGCGAAGTACTCGCGGCCGGCGACCGTCGCGCTGACTCCGGTGAAACCGTCCTCGATCCGTTTTTCATAGAGCGTGTTACTCATTGACCTAACCTCCGAAGCGGAGATTAAACGGGAGTTAACCCGCGAGTCCAGGGGCGCCTCGAGGCGCGCTCCGCGGCCCGCGTACGATCGCCGGCGATGGACCTCCGCTCTCTCGGAATCGAGGACCCCGGACCGCTGCCGCGCCTCCCGGAAGCCGACGCGCTCGAGGACCTCGCTCGAGTCGAGGCGCGGATCCGCGACCTCGTCGGAGAGTCGACGCGCGCGGCGCTCGCCGGACACGCCGCGGCGCGAGAGGTCGAGCGGACGCTCGCGCGCCTAACGGCCAGCCTCGAGCGCTCGAGACGCCGAGAGCGGCGATCGCTCGTCGCCGCGGTACTCGGCTGGGCTCTCTTCCTCGGCCTTCTAGCGGCGCTTTAGACCGGGTAAACGAAGATCGCGACGGCGAGGCCTTGCTCCGCGACGGCGCCGGCCGGAATCGCGCAGACCTCCGTCACCTCGACCTCGACGAACTGCCCCGCCGTTCCTTCCGTTACCTCCGGCGTTCCGGCGACCGCGACGAGAGAGCCGGCCGGAATCGTCGGACGGAGCGCGCTCTGCGGATAGCAGGACGTCCCTTGAATCTTCACGTTCACCGCGCTCTGTCCGGTCGCTCCGCTCTGCGCCTCGCCGCGGAGAGAGAACACGACGCGGTCGATCGCGAAGGAGAACGGAACCATCTCGCGCGCGACGCCGGACGTCGACGCGACGAACTCGCGATAACGCGCCGTGACCTCGATCCGGCCGGCGTTCGTGCTCGGCGTCGCGTCCGGCGTGATCCGGATCGCCGCGGCGCTCGCCTGATACGTGATGCCGTCCTCCTGTCCGCCGTTCTCCGTCGCCGCAACCGAGCTGACCGCGGTCGCGAAGCGCGTCGTGTCTCCGCTCACGCCGACGTCGAACGTCGAGGTCCCAGGAGGTTGAACGACGACGCGCGTCGAGACGCCGAGCGAGAGCGAGCCGGCCGGAAGCTGACACGTCGTATCGCTCGAGGCCGCGGCAGCGATCGTGAGAAGTTCGCGGACGGCGCGCTCGCGGTAGATCCCGGAGGGGGCCTGAGCTCCTCCGTCGACGAGAAGAGAGATCACCTTCGCGCGCGGCTCGAGGTACTTGCCCTCGCGCTTGTCGACGATCGACGTCACGCCGCTTCCATCCGTCAGCATGTTCCAGAAGTGGAGAGCGCCGACGACCGGCGCGACGTCGTCCTGCGTGACGGAAACCTCGCGGCCCGGCGTGACCCAGATCCGATTCGTCTCGCTCGCAACGAGAGAGAACGTGGCCTCGGAGACAAGGTGAACGAAGACGCCGTCGAGGATCGCCTGACCAGGCGACAGCTTTCCTTGCAGCCCGGTTCCGGCGCTCGCCGTGAAGCGTCCCGACTTGATGCCGCTCGAGATGTCGCTCGTGAGGATCGCCGACGTCCCGCCGGCCTGATAGCGCACGGCGACCTCGCCGATCCAGAGATGGTCTTCCGGCATTGCCGGCCGCGCCGGGCTCGTTCCGCGGAGGCCCTTCGTCGCGACAGCCGCGGCGCCGGCCTCCGGCGGCTGCGAGATGACCGCGTAATACCTCTGCCCGGACGTGAGAGCCGAGGCCGCGGAGTCGTTCTGATTCAGCGTGAGAGCCGTCGCCGTGTGGCGCGCTCGAGGAATGCCGGACGCTATGAACTCCGCGACCGAGACCGTAACAACGGCGCCGCTCGGAGAGAGCGACGGCGCGACCTTCCAGCCGGAGTAAGCGCGGTCGCCGACGCGCGTCAGGATGCCGGAGAGGCCGGCCTCCGCGAGGCCTTCGGCGACGCCGCGCCCGTTCTCGTCCTCGACGATCAAGATCTGGAACTTCTGCGTCGACGTCGCCGGTCCGGCCGCCAGCCGCGGCCTGTACTTGATCCGGATCCGCCGCGCGCATCCGCCGGGAATCGGAAGGAGAACGCACGGCCGGTTCTTGCCGATCGGCCGAAAGCCCGTTACCTGTTGCACGAAGCTCGAGACCGCGTTCGGGTTCGTCTGCGAGATCACGGCGACGGAGAAGTGATGCTCGTCCGTCGCGGGGAGTCCGTCCTCGAGGTACGTCCCGACCGCGTCCGGATCCTCCGCGACGAGGACGAGGAAGAAGTCTGCGGCCTCTCCTCCGCTCGAGTCCTTCCGAAACCAGACGTCGAGGTCGATCGTCGACGAGTCGACGCCGGGCGACGTCGAGAGCGTGAGGCCGGTCGCCGCCGTGCCGTCAGTCTTGAGGATCCGAATATCCGTCATCGAGTTACTCCACTTGCGCGGCGATCGTGCGCGCGTCCCAAGCCGTTCCACCGGAGCCGAGCGTTACCTTCTCCGTGAGCGTGACCTTGCCTGTGCCGCGCCGATACTCGACGCGGCGAAGCTCCTTGTTGCCGGCGTCGTGTACCCACCAGCTGCCGTCCGGCGCTGCGCTTACGTGCCAGTTGTTTCCGCCGGCCACGTACGTCCCGACTCCTCCGGACGGAACGGTCGGCCGATCGAGGAGCTTCGGCTCGAGGAGGAAGCCTTTGATCGCGGCGTTCGAAAGATCCGCGGCGTCGCGAACGACGAGGATGATCGAGCCGGTTATGTCGATGTCGCCGATCGCTTTCCTCTCGAGGCAGAGGAAGACGTCGTCGCTCTTGAGCGTGCCGCACCCGTCGACGGTTCCGGCGCCGAGCGCGAGCCAGTTGCCGGCGCTCTGAGCCGGGCCCGGCGAGTCGAACCAAGGCCACGCGCCGATGAGCCCGAGAGGACAGGAGAGCGTTCCGAGCGTGACCGCGTCGTCGATGAATACCGTAACGGGCGCCGGTACGAGCGACTCGATCCGGCAGCCGGTGTCCTCCGCCGCGGCGTAATAGCGCGGGTACGACGTCCGCGCGATCGGCGCTTCGGCGCCGAGGTACGCGCCGTCCCAATCCCAGAAGTTTCCTTTCGAGTCGGCGAAGCGGCGCGCGGCGCGGCGCGCGGCGATCGCCTCGGCGCAGGAGTGGTACGAGTTGCGGAGTCCGCCGGCGGAGAGCGTCGGCTGTCCTCCGGTTCCGCGCATCGGGCGCGGCGTGTCCTGCGAGAGTCTGACCGGCACGTTCCGAAGCGTCGACGCGATTACCGGAAGGCCGGACGGAGGAGGACAGTCGTCACAGCACGAGACGCCGTTCCACTCCGGGACCTGAACGGCGCCGTCGCAGCCGACTCCTTGCAGCGCGTACCTCGTCGAGCCGTCGCGCTGCCGCGTGAATCTCTCCTCGAGCGCGGCGAGGATCTCTCGAGCTGAGCGTCCGCGACTCTCCGGCGTACCGGGCGCGGCCGAGAACGGCGTAATCGGATTCGACATCAGGCCCCCCAGGTTCGAACGGCGACGGTGAGGAACGCTCTCGCGAGTCCGCCGAAGTCGCGGAGGATCTCGATCCGCCTGACGTAGCCCTTCGTCGGAGTCTCGAGAGAGCGAGCGCGAGAAACGAACGCGACGACGTCGCCTTCGCGGAGGCCGGGGTAGTCGCGAGCCTCGAGCGTGTACACGACCTCGAGCGCGCGCCGGAGTCGGCGCCGTCCGATCGCTGCAAGCTCGTCCTCGTTCTCCGCGTGCGGGTTCGTCTCCTCGTCCGCGACGGACGGATATCCGACCTCGAGCGAGTAGTCGTAACTCCAGAGCATCGGCTGTTGAACGATCTGCGGCACGTTCGCCGAGCCGACCGGAGCGCCGGGGCACGGACCGGGGAAGACCTCCGACTTGTCCGTCGTCCTCCGTCCTGTGAAGGACGGATCGAAGTTTGTCCGCGCTTCCGAGAGCCGATACTCGGAGTTGCTTTCGTTCGGGCGCCACGTCCGCTTGACGGACTCGCTTCGCGCCGGCGCGGCGGAGTCGACCCAGTACGTGTCGTTAGGCGCCGCGGCGCGGCGATGCGCGCGGAACGCGGTCCGCTCCTCGGTCATCGTTACCCAGCCGACCCAGCCCGGCGTTGCGGCGCGCGCGTCGTCCCAGCGCTGAGAGATCGTCTCGACGAGCCGGAACGTGTACGCGGTCGCGTCGCGGAAGGAGCCGTCCGCCGTGTACTCGTGAGCCCCCATCGCTGCAGGATCGACGCGCGGCGAATACCACGCGTAAACCTCCGCGTTCGAGCTGACGAGCGTGCAGGCCTTCCAGCTAGGAATGCTCGGGTCCGTGTCGTCGTTCCAGACGAACGTTTCGCGGATCTCCTGGACGAGGAGAAGGTCGGCCTCGGCCGTCGTGAACCGATCCTCGGCTTCGTCCCAATCGAAGGCGCTTCCGTTGTCGTCGCTCGCGCGGACGCCGGCGTACTCGTACCGCTTCGTCACGCGCGCCGAGAGCTGCGTCGACGTCGCGAAGCCTCCGCCGGGCCGCGAGCGCGAGGTCTCGATCCACGTGTTCTCGATCTCCTCGACGCGAGCGAGGCGGAGCGCGGAGATCCCCGGAGGATCTCCGTCCGGCGCGAAGACCTCGTAATCCTCCGTGCGGCGGATCAGCTCGACTCCGCCTCGAGTCGTGACGCTCGTCCGCTGGTACGCGCCGGTCTCGTCAGGCGTTCCGTCGACGGTCTTCGTAACGCTGCCGACTCCGGAGACGGCCTCCGCCGTGAGCCGCGTTCCGGAGAGCGCGAAGCGCGTCTGCGGTTGATCGGGGCCGCGTTCCGGCGCCGCGTAAAGCGTCTCCTCGTCAAGCTCGATGATCGGCTCTCCGTCGAGGAGCTTGTCCGACTCGAGCAGCTCGAGCGCGCCGTTCCTCTCGACGAGATGCCAGCCTTCCGGCTCACAGAAGATGTCGACGAACTCGAGGATCGTTCCGGTGAAGTCCACCGGCTTGTTGACGGTCGCGCCGCGAAGCGCGATATCCGCCGCGTTCGTCAGAGGAATCGAGAGTTGCGCGGCGAGCTGAACGAGGAGCGCGCCTCGAGTCCGTCCGGAGAACGCCATCTCGCGGACGCAGCCGCGGTCTTTCGCCCACGCTGAGCCGACCGTGTCGACGGCGCGGAACGTCGCGACCGGCCGATACGGGCCGTCGTTCTCGGACGTCTCCGCCTCTCCGGTGAACGCGACGTACTCGTCGATCGAGCCGGGCTCGCCGGTGAGGAACCGGATCTCACACGGCACGGGCCCGACAGAGATCGAGGACGGATGAAAGTGCGCGACCTCCGGAGCGGCGACGACGAACTCGGCGAGCGCGGCCGGACTCTCGAGGTCGCGCGTGATCTTCACGCCGCCGACGAGGTTGTCGACCTCAACGCCGTCAAGCTCGACGACGACGCCGTTTACTCGGACGCGCGCGAAGTGCGCGGAGACGAGCGCTCCTCCGGTCAGCGTCGCCTCGCCTTGCGCGGCGCCGTCCGTGAGAGGCCACTCGACCGCGCAAGTCGCGGTTCCTCCGGCCGGCTCGACGTACGCGCTCGGCGCCTCGATGATCGCGGCTCCGGTCGCGGCGACGGTCCGAGCCATCAGACCTCCTCGAACGTGAGCGAGAGAAGCTCGAGGCCTCCGGCCGGAATCTTCTTCGGCGAGCCTGTGACGGCGCAGAGATAGAGCGGCACGGCCCAGAGCCTCACGGCGCCGGCGCCGGCGTCTGGGACCGCGTCGAGCGTCAGGAGAGGCCTTCCGTCCGAGTCCGGAGATCCGATCGTGTAGTCGGCTTCGTCGAGAAGGACGCCGTCGACGCGTACCTCGGTCGGAAGCTCGAGAGCCGCGCCGGTCGGCACGCTCGCCGCGGAGACGAGCGCGAGGCGCCACGGCAGGCGGAAGGTCGCGTCCGTACCGTTCGCGGTCCAGACGACCGCGCAGCGCTTCCAGAGGCAGACGTCGACGGCGCCGGCGAGGCTCGCGATCTCCGCGAGGTTCCGCGCGTCCGAGGCTGCGATCGAGTCCTCCCAGGCGAGCGTGATGTTCGCCTTCACGACCTTGTCCGGCATAAACGCTCCGGTATACGGAAGGTCCTCGAGGAGCCGGCCGGAGAGGACGCGCTGACGAACTCCTTGATAGAGCACCGGATCATCGACCGCGCTCGGAGGATGATCGAACGTAACGCCGGCGACCTGAACCGGATAAGCGACTCCTGCGACGTCTGCCATCTAGCGCGTTCCTTTTGCGGCGTTCGCGAGGTCGTCGAGCGGAGTCCGCCCCTTCCTTCCGCCGGTGCCGCCGACCTTCTCCTGCGCGGCGATGATCTGCCGGATGAGGTCGAGAATCTCCTTCATCCGCTGGTAAACGCGACCGTCCGAGATGTTCGCGAGGAGCTTGTCACTCGCTTCCATCAGCTCCTTTACGGATAGCGTTCCGGCCTCGGCCTTCTCGAGGAGGTCGCCGAGCGCCGAGCGCATGAGGTCGCTCCGGAGGAATTGCTCGCCGGCGAGCACGAGCGCCGCGAGCTGCTTCAGCAGTCCGTCGACCTTCGCCTGCGCGCCGTCGATCTCTCCGCCGATCTCCTCGAGCTTCGCGGCCTCCATCGCCGCGCCGACGTTCTTAACGGATTCGGCGAGCTTCCCGAGCGCCGTCGCGCTCGAGTCGGCGGCGCTCGCCGCGGCGCCGAGCGAGGACGTGAGCGCAGCGAAGCTCATCGTCCGCCTCCGGCGACAGGAGCCGGCGGACCGACGAAGCCCGGATCGCTCGGCTTGATCGAGCCTCCGCCTCCGCTGGAACCGGCAGCCGCAGCCGCGGCCTGCTGAGCCGCGGCAGCCGCCGCTGCGACGGCCTGAAGCGCCGCGGCGAGAGCCCAGGCCTTCGCGGTCGGCTCGTCCATTGATCCGCCGAAGCCCGCCATCTCGCGCGTCATCGCCGCGACCTGGGTATCCATTCCGTTCAGCTTGTTCTTAAAGGCCTCGAGCGCAACGTTCAATTCCTCCGTGCCGGCCTTCGTCGCGACGACCGGAACCGCGACACCTTCCATCGCGAGGCGGAACTTCTCCGCCTCGGTCTTCGTCGATCCGTACTTCGCCTCGACGCCGGCGAGAGCCGCGGCGACCTCGTCGTTGTACTTCTTGACGGCTGCGCCTGCCGTGACCTCCTCCTCGGTCTTCCCGACGAGGCCGGCCTTTTGACGGTTGACGGAGTCGAGCGCCTCGGCCGTGCCCTTGTACTTCTCCTGCGCCTCGGTCTGCGCGGCCGAAGCTTTCTTGAGCGACTCGGCCTCCGCCGCGGAAGCAGCCTCGACCGCGGTCTGAAGCTCCGCGAGGATCTTCTTCTTCGCCGCTCTGTATTCCTCGTCGGCGAGCCCGAGGGCGTTCAAGGCCTTGAGCTTCACGTCGACGTCGAGAGCCGCAGCCGTCGAGGACGCGGCGATCGCGACCTGCTCCGCCGCGCGCTTCTGGTTGATCGCGAGGATCTGCGCCGAGAGCGACTCCGCGGCCTTCGCGTTGTCGGCGTACTTCTTCGTCAGCTCGTCGAGCGTCTTCCCGGTTTGCGCGATCGCCTTCTGGTGAGCGTCGTACGCGTCGACGGCCTTGCGGAGCTCAGCCGGAATCGCCTCTCCGAAAAGCCGATGCTTCGCGATTACCTCGTCGATCGCGCCTTTGTTAGACGCGACCCAGAGAAGGCCGGCGTCGCGGCTCTTTCCGAACTCGCGCTGAAGCACGGCCGACATAGCGTCGGCCTGACGCGATACGGCCTCGAAGGAGCCGCGGAGCGGAACGGAGAGGCCGGCAAGATCGGTGGCCCACTTCCGCGTCGCTTCGGAGCCGCGTCCTTGCGCGATCGAGTACAGCTTGAGGTTTTCGGTTGCGCGCTCCGAGGATCCGCCGAGCGCGATAAGGCCGCGCTCCGCGAGTCTGGACGCGTCTCCGATCTCTGCGGTCGACGCCGCGGTATTCGCGAGAGCGAGCGTCTGAGCGCCTGCCTTCTCCGCGATTCCTCCGAGCGCGTCTCCGAGCGCGACGCCGGCCTCTCGCGTTAGGCGGAAGCCGTCGACGAGACCTTGCACGCCGAGGCCGAGGAGTCCGATCCGTCCGCCGAGTCCGCCGAGCGTCGTCTCCATCGTCGAGAAGAGCGTCTGAGCGGAGCCCATAGACGCGGCGAGGTTCCGGATTCCTTCCGCGGAGAATCCGGCCTTCACACGGAGGTCGCCGAAGCGATCCGCGAGGTCGCCGCTACGCTTCACGGCGCTCGCGATCTGCGCCTCGAGCCCGCGAAGCGACGTGCTGACTCCGGCGCCGATCGCGGTCCCAGCCTTCGAGGCCGCGTCGATCTTGACCTTGAGTTTCTCGAGCGCGATCTCCGCGAGGCCGGCGTTCCTGATCAGCGCGCGCGGAGAGTCGCCGGCCTTCTCGAGGCCGTCGAGCGCCTTCACGACGGCGGCGACTTCCTTCGAGACGTCCGCGCCTTGCCGGACGAGCGTCTGCATTGACGCGCCGAACGCCGAGAATTGAGCGCTCGCCTGCGCGGCCTCGAGCGCGCTCTTCTCCGTCGCGACGGCGACGCGGTCGCTCGACTCCGCGACCTTCCCCATTGACTCGGCAAGCTCGCGCATCGTCCGCGAGCCGAGGCCGGCCTTCTCCTTCGTGTCGAGAATCGCGATGTTGAGAACGCGCGCGCGGTCGACGGTCCCGTCGATCGCCTTCTGCGCGGCGAGGAATCCGGCCTGCGCTTCAGGCCCGATCTGCTCGAGCGAAACGCCGGCCGCTTCCGTCGCGGCCTTGAGCGCCTGAAGGTCGACCGCGGCGAGCGCCGCGTTCTTCGCGATCGTGTTCGGCGCGGTCGACTTGCCTTCCATCCGCTCGAGCGAGGCCGCGACCGCGTCGATCGCGCGGTCGACGTCGGCGGACGTTCCGCGGAGTTTCTCGAAAGCGCCGGAGAGGACCTCGCCGGCGCCTTCGCTCCTTGAGCCTAGATCTGACGCGGCCTCTCCGATTCCGGCGACGGCCTCCGCGGTCTCGCTCGCCGCGGCGACCGCTTGCGCCGCGTCGAGGTTGACCTTGATTCCGAGGACCTTCGTCGTCTCGCCGGCCATGAGGTTACGAGAGCACCGTCTCCGTCACGCCGGGGACCTTGATCGGATCTCCGGTCGTGACGATCACGCCGAAGTGCTGAACGCTCGAGTCGAGCGGCTGCGTCGCGAGGAACGAGATCGTCTCCGGATTCAGGCCGGCGCCGGCGACCGGCGACTTCGAGTCGACGATCGACGCGTACGACATCGTGAGCTTGACCTCCTCGCGGAACGCGGAGAGGACGCCGGGCTGCTTCACGATCGGAGGACCTTCGAGGTGGAGACGGAAGGACACCTGCTCGTCCGCCTCGAGCTTCCGCCGGAAGAGCCGCGAGACGTTGTCGCGCGAGAGCGTGACCATGAGCTGAATCTCGCCGCCGGTGTGAGCGAAGTTCGCGAAGTTCGCCTCCGCTCCGAGGCTGTGAGCCATGAGGCCCGGCGCCGTGATCTTGATCTGGACGCCCTTCGCGTCGAGCGTCACGTCCGGCGTCGAGCCGTCGCCGTACGAAACGTTCGCGTGCGCAGCCGTGAAGAAGCACGGACCGCGGAGCTTGACGACTGGAGCGCCGGTATACGAGCCGTCGTCGCTCGGACCGGTCGGGTTCGCGGCGTCGTAAACGCCGGGGATCGGAATCTCTCGAGCGAACGAGAACTCGTCATCCGCCGCGTGAAGCGTGCAGTCGCCGGGGAAGAGGACGAGGAGCGGACGCCGGTTGCTTCCGGCGTCGAAACCGAGCGACTGCCCGGTGACGGAGTCGACGAGCTTGACGCGGTCCGAGTGGTCGCTCGAGCCGCGCGTCTGCTTGTGCGTCGTCGCGTCGAGCGTGACCGTCGAGGTCTCGTCGCCGTACGCTTCCGCGTCGGTCCTCGCCTTGATGACCATGAGGTTCGTCGCTTCGGAGACGACGAGAACGGACGCGTCGAGCGTCTCGCGGTTGACGTCGCCGCGCACGCCCATCAGGACGGGAAGCTCGCCGGTGCCGGTCTGCGTCTCGACGGCGCCGAAGTCCGACGTCGAGAAGATCGCGCCCTGCGCCTTGAAGTCGATCTCGACGTCCTGCCCCATCTTCGAGTCGATCGTCAACTCGGTTCCGACCGCCTGATAAACGCGGATCGGCCGGCCGGCTCCGCCTTCGTACGCGCCGAAGGAGCCGGTGCGCACCTTCCGGCGACGGCTCGTCGGAGCGAACGTGAGGCGCCGCGCCGGCGACGCGGCCTCGCGCGCGATCGTCGGCTCGCCGAGAAGGAACGTGAAGAGGACGGCGAGGAGCCCAGGCTGCGCCGTGCTCTTGAAGCCGACCGGGAAGGAGAAGTCTCCGGGAAGCGAGCGCAGCGGACCGCTGAGGCCGGAGAGCGCCTTCCGCGCGATCACACCGGCGTCCGCGTTGACGTCGAAAGAATCCGGCTCGAGGAAAACGGCCTCTCCGTTCGTGCCGGTCTCGTTCGACGTCGGGCCCGTCTCGTGAAGGTCGATCGGATAGAGCAGAGAGTTTGCCGGCGCGAGGTCCGTGAACGTCGTCGTCGTGTTGTCGTAGATCCGGCCGCAGACGTGGGACGGTCCCCAATCCGCGGCGGAAGACGCGCGCCACTGACGCACGATGCCCTTCTCGGAAACGCCGGTTCCGCCGTTCGCGATCACGGAGAGCGCGATGCTGACGATCGAGTCCGCGTCGACCGCAGCGGTCCACGGCGAGAGCGCGGTCCGGAAGAGTCCGAGACCGCTCAGGCCTTGACGGCACCAGTAGTACGCGTACCGGAACTGCCCGACCATGTCGCCGGGATCTCCGGACGCCGTCGCCGTGAGAGCGACGCTCGGGTTCGCGACGACGGAGCGCCGGAACGTCGGCTGTCCGAGCGAGGAGTTAGGCGCTCGTCCGTCGAGCGTTACGCCGATGAGAGCCTGAGCTCCTACGGCAGCGGGAGATTCGGTGGACATCGGTTATCCCTCCTGAGCCGCGGTCGCGGCAGGCTGCAAGGCCGCGGAGTCCGCGGCGTCTTCGGGGCTCGGCAGGCTGAGGCCGAGAAGCGTATGCGAGAGCGGATAGAGAACGCGGCCGAGAAGGATCTGCTCCTCGCGCGACGCGTCGCCGTGAAGCCACGCGCGGATCACGGCCTCGACGTCGGCCGCGGTGACGCGCTCGAGCGTCGCGACAAGTTCGGAACGTTTCATCTCAGGAGGTCCTCTCGGTTGCGTCGAATGTTAGCGAGTACGAGGCGGAGACGACGACGACGCGGACGGCGCGGTCGAGGCGGATCGCGTCGTCGCGGTCGGCGAAGATCATCAGCTTGCGCGCACGGCCTCTGCCGGCGACGCGAAGGTCGGCGTCGAGGACGAGCGTCCGCTTGATCCAGGAACGGAGCCGGCGCGACTCGTGCCGGATCGGAGCCGAGACGTCGAGGAGGTCGGAATCCGGAGCGACCGCTTCGTACGTCGTCGCGTCGCCGAGAACGGCCTCGAGACGGAAGCGCGATCCGCCGGCGCGTGTCCGCCAGAGGCAGCGTCCGACGAAGCCGTCCGGAAGAGCCGGAAGCGTGAGCGTCGCCTTCTGGCTCGAGAGCGTGAGAGCGCTCGTCACGAGCGGCTCGTTCGACGCTTCCGGAACGAAGGACTCCGCGGCGTCCGTGTAGCCCGTCAGAGCCCAGCGGTACGCGCCGGTCAGGACGCCGGCGCCGGAGGCCGCGGCTGCCGGGACCTGCGAGAAGGAAAGCCCCGGATCGACGGACGGCGAGAGAAGCGGAAGGTACGCGACCACGTTAATCCTGTACGTCGCGTCGACGCGGTCCGACAGTCCGACCTGCGTCTCGTCGAGCTGACCCGGAACGACGGCGAGGTACGGAGGTTTCGGAGCCCAATGCCGAAGCTCCTCGAAGTCGTGATCCGCGAGACCGTTGAAGTACTCGAGCGCGTCGCCGTCGCTCCGGAGGACGTTCGCGACGAGGCGCGGAATTTCGGAGTCAAGCGTGTCGGAGTAGATCGCGATCGCCATGAGCGGATTAGCTCACGGTCCGGACGGCGTCGCCGACGACGACGTAATCCGCGGTCAGCTCGAGCGCGGTGTCGCACCACGCATCGGAGACGAAGGCCGGATCGCGGAGCGGCATCTTCGAGCGCGGCTCCTCGGAGAAGTGGAATCCGGCGACCGGCGCCGTGAAGATCGCCGACGCGGAGAACGCGTCGCTCGACGGCTCGATCGAGCCGAGGAGCGCGTCCGTCGCGCGGAGGATTCCTTTGCCGGGAAACTCCTTGGCCTTCCTCGCCGCGTAGCGGGCGCTCAGAGGCGCCATCGGTCCGTCCGAGCTACGCCCCGCGGTCAGGTTCGCGGCCTGCTCCTGGGCTGCGCTATCCGCCAGCAACGAGGTAAGCGGCGAGAAGTCGGAGAGGCGCTCGATGATCCCGGCGAACATCTCCTCGTCTCCGGTGACGACGACGTCGATCCTCAGCATGACGCGACGACCTCCCAGGTCAGGATCGCTTCGCGCTGAGAGCCGACCGCGGTCGGCGTGAGGACGACGCGGACGAGCCGATGCTTCTCGATCCGGACGGAGCCGGAGAAGCGGATCTTTCCGGAGAGAGTCTCGAGCGCCTCGACGATCGCCTCGAGCGACGTCGTGAGCGAGGTGTTCGACGGCGAGATCGTCGCGCTCCTGACCTCCTCCGTCAGCTCGAACGGCATCGAGGCTCGAGACGTCGTCGCGGCGATCGGCCGGATCGAGAGGATCGAGCGCGGCGCGACGAGCGTCGTCTGCTCGCCGTCGAGGTCATGCTTGAACTTCACGCCGGCGAGGACCTCTCCGGTATCGGAGAGCGAGACGCGCCAAGCCTTGAGGACCTCGAGAACGGCGAGCACGTCAGAAGCCTCGGAACGTCTTGCCGGTGAAGACCGGCGCGTTCGCTTGGAATAGCGAGTCCTCGTCGTCGACGCCGGGCGTAGCGTCATCGCTCGCCGCGGCCGGGGAAAGGTCCGGGAGCGCGTCCTCGCCCTTCACGATGTCAGCGAGGCGCTCGAGCGCGCGCTCGTACTCGCGCTCGACCGGATGCTTCGGAACGCCGGGAAGGATCAGCGTCTCCGGCCGCGTCAGGTAGAGGTAGAAGACGAGGATCGAGGTGAAGAGCGCGAACGTGTCGGGATAGTCCGCCTCGAGGTCCTCGTCCGTGCCGGGCTCCGTGTAGACCTTGAGGAGCGGCCCCCACATCCTTTCCCAAGCGCGGTCCGCGACCTTGTCGAGCGTCGGCTGATCCGGCGCGACCTGCGCGACGATCTCCGCCGAGAGGAGTCCGGAGAGCGAGGAGATGAGGACGCGGCTCACGCTCTCACCTCGGCGTACCAGAGCGCGCGCGGAAGCTGAATGTGCGGCGCGTCGACGGAAGGCCGGAACCGTCCGCCCCACTCGAGGCCTTCTCGCTCCGCGAGAGCGCCGACGCTCGAGAGGAACGGAAAGTCGTCCCAATCGAGGACGGTCTTCGAGCCGACGAGCTGAGCGGAGACGACGTCGAGCGCGCAGGAGACGGCGCGCCCGGCAAACTGAATCGCCTGATGGTACGAGCGGTCCGTAACGCCGTCCGCGTTCGTGACGCGCTTCCGGTTCTCCGCCTCCGTGATCCGCGCGAGGCCGGCCGCGAGATACAGCCGGTTCGTCTCGTCGAGCGTCCGTCGTCCTCGAGCGAAGTACGCGACCTGCTCCGCGTCCGACCGCAAGGTCTGGTAAACGAGCGGAAAGCGCGGAGCGAACTTCGCGCGCACCTTCGCGTCGACGCGGCGCCAGCGAGCGAGAAGCGCCGGGTGGAGATCCTCGAGAGCGCGTGACGGCATCAGACCTCCCCGCTGTCGCGACCGATCGTCGCGCCTTCGCCGGAGTCGCCGGCGCGTTCCTTGAGATTCAGCGCTCGACCGATGTCGGCGGCGCGACGGCGGAGACGGCTCAGCTCGCGCTCGGACTCCGCCTGCCGCGCCTCGATGCCGGCGAAGCGTCCGTCGATCCGCGCGAAGCCGACCGCGGTCGACGTCGCCGAGTCCGAGACTTGAACGGAGAGCCGCTCGACTTGACTCCCGACGTGCGAGAGGACGCCGGCGTTAAGAGAGCTGCTCGAGGACGCCGCGCGCGAGGCCTCGAGCGCCTCCTCGGCAAGCTTCGCCGCGGTCATCGCCGCGCCGCTCGCGCTCGTCGCCGCGGTCGCCGCGGTCGTCGCCGCAGCCGCGGCCTGAGCCACGAGCGCGGAGAGCGTCTTCGCGTTCTCGTCCTTCGCCGGTTGCGTCGGATCGCCGATCAGGTCGACGAGCGCCTGAACGTTTACGAGCCGCTTCTTCCGGACGAAATGGACGAGCCACGCGAAGAAGCCGAGCACGGCTCCGCCGACGATCGCGAGCACCTTCTTGAGGTCGTCCGGAACGAACTCGAGATTCACGGCTCGTTGTCCTCCGGCTCGTGCGGTCCGAACTTCGCGATCCCCCACTCGATAACTTTGATCGAGGAGGACGAGCGTCCCCACGTGACGACCGCGCCGGCGAGCGCCTTGCCGAGGGCGTTCCAGTCCATACCGCCGGCGTGGATCCACGCGAAGACCTGCTCGAGGATTCCCCACACGAGAAGCGCGAGGCCGGCGAGTACGGTCTTCGACGAGTACCACGGCGTCTTCCTCTCGTCGTGCCGCTTCACGCGCTCGGCTCCGCGAGGCCGGGCGGAGGCGGAGGCGGGGCAGCGTTCTCGTACTGACCGAAGATCGACGCGGCCTCGGCGTTGACGCGAGCGCGCGCCTCCGCCGACATCTCGCCGGAGTCCTGCGCGCGCTTCATGAAATCTTTAGCGAGCGAGAGGATTCCCATGATCGCGATTTCCCACATCTCAGACCTCCTCGAGCTTGACGGCGGACGGAAGGAGGAACGGCCTCGGCTCTCGTCGCTCGAGGAGCGCGCGCTTCGGCGCCGGCTCCGGGACGTCCGCTTCGAACGTTAGGCGGATGAGGCGGATCGCGGCCTTCCACTTCGGGGGCCCGTCCGCCTCGAGAGTCGCGAGGAAGAGGAGCACGGCCTCTCGGAGCTTCGCCGGCTCCTTCGTCTTCGCGAGCCGGTAACTTTCTTTCACGGCGCGGAGGCCGCGCCACGCCGGCGGGAACGTCGAGCGGATTAGCTCCGCGGCGCGGTACACGTCCGGCGTCTCTCGCTCGCTCGCGGCGTAGTGAAGCGACATCGCGGTCTCGTACGCGGAGAGCGAGTTCACGAGGACGTCCTCGGTCTTGACGATGATCGGATCGGAGCCCGGAGTAATCGTCGCGCAGCCGGTCGATATGAGGATCACGCCGAGGAGAGCGAGGCAGGCCGCGGTCAGACCGAGGCTCGCGCCGAGAGGACGACGGAGAGAGCCGCGCGGAGCGCGCCAGAGGAAGACGCCGACAGCGAGGAGCGAGAAGACGAGAGAGAGCGCGAAGAGCATCGGAGGACTCCTTCCTGTTTGCCTGTTGCGAAAAGAGCCGGCCAACTCCGGCCGGCTCCGCGTTACCTCGAGGTCGTGACGCGCCGCGGAGTTACCTCTCGCCACCAGAAGGCGAGTGACCGGCGAGCCTGTTCTCTCCGGCGACGACGCCGTCCGGAGTCAGCTCCGCGTAATCGCTCGCGCGCCGCGGATCGTCCGGGTTGTCGAGAAGGTTCGCGAAGACGAGGAAGACGGTCTGCGACGCCGCGCTGAGGTAGCCCGCCGGCCGCTTCGTGACCGCGAGCTTCGCGCGCTCGACGACCTGCGGATCGAGGAGGTTGCCGGCGATCCCGACTCCGTCCTCGCGAAGACGACGGAGCGCCTCCGTGCCGTCCTCCGCGCGTCCGTACGGCTTGCCGGTCCGCCGGTCGATCGCGTTCGACGAAGGAGCCGCCTCGGTCTCCTCGATGCCGGCGTTCTGTCCGAGCGCGAGCCGACGAAGCTCCACGCGCATCTCGACGCCGACGTCGTCGCGACCGACCGCGAAGGCGCCGCGCGCGTTGTGCGCCTCGACGACCGAGAGGATCAGGTCGACCGAGAGCCCGGCGAGGATCGCCGAGCGGAGCCATCCGGCCTTCTCGCGGTCGGAGCCGAGCGCCTGCCCGACCGTCTGACCGGCGTCGCGACCGTTCGCCTGCATCGAGTGGATCCGCGTCCAGGCTTCCTGAAACCGCGCGAGGATGTGCGGCTCGATCTCGATCGGAGGCTTGCCCGGTTCGCCTTCGCCGCCGGAGTCCTCGCCGCGCCGCGCGAGCGTCTCGCCGGTCTCGCCGGTCTTCGGTCCGCCGGCGTTGACCTCTCCGCGCTTCGTCACCCAGGCCGGCGTTTTGATCGGTGCGTGTTTCGACATGATTCCTTCTCCTTCTCGAGCGGCCCGGTTCAGGCCGAACCGCTTCTCGAGAATCGTCTCACGGGCCATGCTGCTGTCCTTCCCCGCTTTCGCGGCTCTCTGTTAGGGGTTAGGGGGTGGCGGTGCGGGAGCAGCCGAGGTTGCAGCCGTTGGGCCGTCCGGCTGCGCTGCATGCGGCGTTGCGCTGCGCCTGCGTCAGGGCTCGCCACGCTGCGCAGTCGGCCGCGTTGTCGGTGGCTGTGATCTGGTCCACTCGCGAGAGGAGCGCGTCCACGAGGAGGCTGCGCGCCCACGCGTTGACCGTGGCGTAGACGGTGCCGCGCGCCCCGCCTGCGGTGGCCTGCGCGTTGGTGCAGGTCGCGGGGAGGCCCACGCTGGCGCACACGGTCGTGTTGTGAGCTGCGAGCGCCCGAGCCGCGGAGCCGTCGAGATCAGCCACGCCCGCGGCCTGCGCCTGCGCGTTGGTGATCGTCGCCGTGATGTCCGCAGAGAGCGGAGCGGCGAGGAGTGCGAGTGCGATGACGAGTGCTTTCATTGTGGCTCCTAGTAGAGGGCGGTCCATGCGTAGGCGTCAGCCGCATCCTTGCGACAAATCTCGTAGGTGTCTGCGACTCCGGCGCCGCCCGCGTCGTACCAGACTTGCCCTCTGTGGGCCGCGTCGCACGTGGGCTTGGTGCCGGTGTCCACGAGCTGGATCGTCCCGACGTTGAGCTGGCCGTATGTGCTGTCGGAACCGTAGACGCCAACTTGGGCGGCAGCGTCTCGCTTGATCTGCGTGTCTCGGGCGCCGGTCATCGGCCAGTCTATCTGCGCCCCATTCTTGAGGCGGACCCCGCCGGGAGCGTCTTGGGCGTCATCGTTGATCGTGACGGCATCGCCAGTCATAACGTAGTAGACCAAGATAGCCCCGCCAGTGGAGACCAGAAGACCCGCGCGCAGCGCGACGTACGCAGAGTCGGCCGCGTTCTTGAATTCGACGTCCACATTCCCGGCGTCCCACTTCATGAGCGCGTCGGTCCCCAGTACCAGCTTTGGACCACTCCCTCCGAACGTGGTCACGCCAGTCGTCGAGTTGTGCGTGATCGCGGAGTCCCCGACCGCCGTCGCCGAGGTCGCAACCGGCAGCTTCGTGGCCGTCAGCCCGGAGAGCGTGCCGGTGACGGGGTAAG